TGTACTACATTATACTCTTTTATATGAGTTTGTCAAGCAGACCCAGACCTAGACCCAGACCAAGACCTAGACCCAGACCTAGACCCAGACCTAGACCAAGACCAAGACACATTGTTTTGTGATAGTGAGCTTATGTGCATTATGTTCCCCCAGACCTAGACCAAGACCTAGACCAAGACCTAGACCAAGACCTAGACCAAGACCTAGACCAAGACCAAGACCCAGACCTAAACCCAGACCCAGACCTAGACCAAGACCAAGACCCAGACCTAGACCTAGACCCAGACCTAGACCCAGACCTAGACCCAGACCCAGACCTAGACCCAGACCCAGACCTAGACCAAGACCAAGACACATTGTTTTGTGATAGTGAGCTTATGTGCATTATGTTCCCCCAGACCTAGACCCAGACCAAGACCAAGACCCAGACCTAGACCAAGACCCAGACCTAGACTCAGACCTAGACCAAGACCTAGACCAAGACCAAGACCTAGACCAAGACCAAGACCTAGACCTAGACCAAGACCTAGACCAAGACCTAGACCCAGACCAAGACCTAGACCCAGACCCAGACCTAGACCAAGACACATTGTTTTGTGATAGTGAGCTTATGTGCACGGGAACGGTCTCATATCATTAATTTTGTCGTTGGTAAAGTCCGCTATTAAAGCAGTCAAATCTCTACGTTGCTTATCAGTAAGGTCTGCAAGCTCGTCCGGTGTCCAGTACATAACTAAGTAACCTAGCTTGTCTGCATCAAGGGCTAGACGGTTTAGCCTCTGCTCAATAATCATGTCATTCATGTCTGCCTCCTACGTAGTAACCACCCAGAGCCGCTGGGGTCGGTCTATCAATTGTTACAGTCATTATACAGGACTCTAGTGGCTATGTCAAGTGATTATGCGACGTTATACTACATACTGTGCCACAAACTCATGGGCACCGTCTAGCAGAAACTGCTCTACCTTTACCACAGGCATTTTGCGGTTGTGCCCGTAAGATAACGCAATGCTACTTGACCCTATATATACTCCTTCACCTGCTAAGTCGTTAATAAAGTCCATGTATTGTGCTTTCCCACCACACCATTTACGCAGTACTGCACTTGATATAGACAATAAGTTAATATCCGCATCAAATCGCACTACGGGCTTTGTGGTGGGTATTAAAAGCGGTGGTTGTTCTAGCCCACCGCTTAGTTTTGCATATCCTATACATAGACTGTACTTATGGTCTTGTATAAACGCATGGAGTTTCTCATCTATTTGGGTACGTCTTTCGTGTTGTACCTGTGCGTACTCGTCTGGGTGTAGTGCTTGTAGGGCTTCTAGTTCCTTTTCGAACCTATAATTTAACTGGTTTGCATGGAGTTGTAGCAACTCTGTGTATCGTACATGTAATGCATGGGCTTTCTCTTTATATAGGTTCATGGCTTTTCCTTTTATAGAATGTTGGGTGTTAGGTTATTGGTGTTAAGCGTATATACGGATTGCACTTGCTTCAGCCTTGGCTCTCTTAGCTTCTCTGATGTTAAACTCCGCTACTTCTGTAACTGTTAGTACTGCATACTTGCCGTCTACACACCGTATACGTCGATTAGTGTCTCTATGTGCAAAAAAATCATCGAATATATTGGCCTCTTCTAGGGTTATTTTCTTAGCGTTCAGCAACTCTACGATCCTATCTCTTGGGCTATACATCCCAGAGTTTAATAGTGTGCGTAACTCACCCATCTTGTAGTCGATTATGGCTTGCGCTCCGGCACCGCTTAGCTCCCAGACTGTTTTCTTATGCGCACGTTTGGCACGTTCCAAGTCATATGCCTCAAAGTACCCTACATGCGTCTTAACGCGTTTAGATATGAGCTTAGTTGGCCTTGACGTCCAGCCTTTGGTTTTCTCACCCTCTAATGGCACTTCTTCCCATGCATTGGTTATGACATCAACTCTGTATTTACCTGCATGTATTCCAGATTTGCATAGGGTTATACCAGCCACGCCTGACTCGTTTTTGCATTCTCTAGCTGAGGTAGATAGGTATAGGTTTTCGATTCTAGTATCGAATGAGTCACCGTTTTTATGAAGCACTTGATGATCTGGATACGTGCCTTTGTGGTATAGCCATATTAGATTGGCAAGTGGGTGTGTTGCACCCAATAGATAAAGCATTCGTTTATCACTGGTTTTATGCACAGTTATTTTTGAGTATCGTCTCATGTAGTTGTCGGTATCTGCCTCGTGTATGGTTAGTGGTATTAACTGCCCTGCAAAGGCGCCTGCACTGATGTATGCATAGCGACTTTTTAGTTGGGTTTGGGTGGGTTTATTTTTGGTTTTTCTTGCCATTCTGGGAACCTTTTGGTTGTTGGTACATAAATTGAGGGTGCTTGAATAGTGTATCAGAGGTGAATGGTACGCACAATGGGGGGGTGTTAAATTATGTACGATGACAGCACAAACACATAAAACGAGAGAGCTTGAAATGTGTACTAAAGTGGACAGAGTGCCCAAAAGGCTTGGTACGCAACTCAAGAATGGGCGTTTGGGGTGTGAAAATGAGGTAAGTACGGCAGATGGGGTGTGCTTGATTTACGCGCAATGGAGTTTGGTACAGATGGAACCGACTATCTTCAACTCGAAAAAAACGGATAGTGTTTGAATATGTGGGGGTATTGGTTGGAAACTTGAAATACATACTAAGCATTTCTTTACTTTGGAAATAAAAAAACGAATATGAGAGAGAGAGAGAGAGAGAGAGAGAAAACGGCAAAAAACGCAAAAATTCTCAGGGGGGCTATTAATTAATTTATTTATTAAAGAATTACTTAGTATATAGAATAATAATAATAATAATAAACCCTCATTTTCTGCGTGCTGCGGGAATTTTTGAGTTCACGCAACTCGGTGCTTTCTGTCCCAAACTCCATTGCACGCAGAACGCGCGCCTACTACGTAGTAACCTAAACCCTATTTTTGCCCCCTAACCCTTTAGGAACGGGTATCAACCCTTTTCTGCGGGCAATAAAAAACCTGCATTAAGCAGGTTCGTTTTAAGACACGATAATTTTTAAGTGCTACCCAAGTATTCCAGATATAAAAAAAGCCCCGTGAAGGGGCTTAGATTGGCTTTAATCACTATTTAATCAAGGGATATAGCACTATAGATAGCCAAAATCCCACCAGATAGGATACAAAATGCCTTTGTTGAGTTGCTTACTGTATCGCAGTCGTTGGCAAGTGCCATTAAGAGCGCCCCCATGCCTAACATCGCCACGGCAAATAGCACGTCAATTAATGTTAAGTATTTTTGCATATCAACACCACCTGAATTGTTGCGTTCTACTGTGTACCATGTACCGTTAAAATAAGTTTTCATGTGTATTTTTCCTTTTAAGAATTTAACTAAGGGATAAAAATTGATAACCTGTGTTCACAGGTTATTTAATCGACGGCAATTTATGAGCCATTTCCAGCGCATCTTCAAGAGCTGATAATAAGTCTTGTGATAACGGACTGGATTTCAAATCGTTTACTAGCTCAATTAATTCAGGCAATACAAGTTCAAATACTTGCTTAACAGGCTTATCCTTAGTTTTAATGTGCGTTTCGAGTACACCTTTTGTTGCGGACTTTTGATCCGCTTGCGATTTGGCCGCTTTGTCGCGACTTGGGTTGCTACTGAACTTTGTGCCGTCCTTAATACATGTGCGGATAATGCTTAGATAATTGCTTTTAGTTTGGTCAGCAAGTTCGCCCATGGCATACCATAAGGCGGCAGCATTCGGGCAGTTTTTATCCTTGTAGCCAATTTCAACCTTAGCAACCCTCAGCGGGGTTATTAGGTCATTAATACTCTTAACGATGCCCGCTCTAAGCTGGGTAATGGTTTTAGCTTCTTTTTTAATCCCTTCAATTGCTAAACCATACTTAGCTTTAATCGCGGCAATTTCCGCATCGCGCGCGGTTTGTTGCGTCTTGGCCTCTAACAATGCCTTTTCGTGGGCTATACCCACGTTTGCGTAATTGTTTAACTTTTGTCCAAGTTCTAGCAGTAAAATTTCAGTCTGTGTGACGTTTGCTACAACATCCGCTATAAACTGCTCCTCATTTTTATTTAAAACTTGTTTAACTGCTTTATTTGCCATGGTAAAAACTCCAATAATTATATTCAGCGGCTATCTTGCCGCGTATTAGTTGGGCTATCTGCTCAACATGGGTACATTGTCAGATATATCAAATCGCTTTGTCAAATACTTTACGCGACTTAATACGCTTTAACGCCTTACTACGTAGTAACCAGACAGGGCTAAACACCTATAAAACCCAGTAAAATCAAGCATTTATCTAAAAATCTGGGTATTTTCTGGGGCAGGTAGGGCTTATTTATTCTTTATATAGCGGGAAAAGCACCCCCAACACCCCTTTTTTCTGAATCACTACAGATTATCTATAGACTCAAATCCACACAAACAATACATACTTTTTTCAAAACTACACCAAATAACGCTACATTACGTAACCCCCCACCCCTTATCAATTTCTACCCGATGCTACACAAAGCAGAATACAGAAACACTCCCCGTCAATTTTATTTAACCCTAGGTAAAAATTTTTTGTATACTGTAATTCACTAAAATACACGGTCACCCCCGTACCTATGGAAGAGCACCTTTGCATAGACCCGCCGTTGGATAACCCCAACGAGATAACAGCCATGCTGACCCGAGCTAGGGAGTGCTTCACTATGTCTGCCTCTTTCTTAGAAATGATGGGGTTTGATTTGCCTGAACCCACGGCAGATGACAAGAAGGAAGCTATGCAGATTTATCACTCTGCACCTAACGCCCCAACTAAGCCTACTACACTAGGTGCAGCAGTTATTCTCGACCGTATGCTTGCTAAGCACGATTACGTTTTAGCAGACCCATCTAATAAGATGCGTAACTACGTTGTCTACAAACTATTCGAACATGCCGAAAGCGAAGACCCTAAGGTCAGTTTAAAAGCGCTTGAGTTTCTAGCGAAGTCCTCCGATGTGGGACTATTTGCCGACAAGATTGAAATTAACATTAATCAGAAGTCCACAGTTGAGTTAGAGTCAGAATTGTCATCACTGCTTAAAGGTATTGCACAACGAAGTCTAGCACCAAAAAACAACACGTATGATGCAACTGATGCGGATTTTGTAGATGCTTAGTACTTTATCTGAGGCAGATTTAAAACTGGCCCTCGCCTATGCAACACCTAGCGAAAAGATTGCTATCAATAAGATACTAGCAGAGTTGAAGCAAAGAAATTTGCGTGAAGCCGCCCAAGAAAACTTCATGGCTTTTGTTGAATATATTTGGCCAGACTTTATTAACGGGCGGCATCATCAGCGGATGGCTAAGTTATTTGAGGATGTAGCTTCAGGTAAGGAAAAAAGGATCATTATTAACTTAGGTCCTAGGCACACAAAGTCAGAGTTTGCCTCCTATTTATTACCAGCATGGCTATTGGGTAAGTTTCCTAATAAAAAGATTATGCAGGTATCGAACACGTCAGAACTTGCAGAAGGTTTTGGTCGTAAAGTACGTAACTTGGTGGGTTCTGAACGATTCAGGGAAGTGTTTCCCGATGTTGAATTAAGGCAAGATTCTAAAGCGGCAGGTCGATGGAACACTAACAAGAACGGTGAGTATTTTGCGACAGGTGTTGGCGGCGCGTTAGCAGGTCGAGGTGCTGATATATGCATTATTGACGATCCACACACTGAAGCAGAAGCAATAGCAGCAAGAACAAACCCTGCTATCTACGATAAGACATATGATTGGTACACCTCAGGGCCTCGGCAGCGGTTACAACCTAAGGGATCTGTAGTTCTGGTTATGTGTATGACAGGTGACACTAACGTATTAATGGCCAACGGGACAACAACGCAGTTAAAAAATATACGCGTTGGAGATGAAGTAGCTACATTTGATAAGGGCAGGTTAGGAGTAAGTAAGGTCAATAATTGGCGGTCAAGTGGTACGGATACCATATACACAGTACAAACGCAATCTGGCATAATTCTTCGAGCAAATGAGAGGCATCCGTTTCTTGTGCTTAATGAAGGGGTATTAGAATGGACCAGATTGAGATCGTTAAAACCGGGTATGTTGCTTGTAGCAATGAAGGATGTACAAGACCTGCAAGGTCACAAATTAAACCGGGGATGTGCCATCCATGCCAAGCTAGAGAGTGCTACCATAAGAAAAACCCTGAAGCCCCTTATCACCCGATTGGGCACCATGGTAAGTGGAAAGGTAAAGCTTGCGCATGTGGAAAGCCAGCAAAAGCTAAAGGACTATGTGACTCTTGTTACTCAAAAAAATACCCGTCAGCTAAATCAACACCAGAGCAAAATAGAGCGCGACGAATTAAACACAGATATGGCATCACTGCGGAAACCTACGACCAAATGGTTGAAGCGCGTGGCAACAGATGCGATGTTTGTGGGCAATTACCCTCTGCAAAAAATACAAGAGCTCATTGGAGCGGAAAATTATGCATCGACCATTGCCATAACACCGGAAAAGTCAGAGGGCTACTTTGCAACGACTGCAACCTCGCAGTTGGATATGGGAAGACAGCAGATATTCTCGAACGAGCTGCGGCGTATCTCCGACTTCACGACTGATCCGATAGTTAGTATCGTTTATGCAGGTAAGGAAGAAGTATTTGATGTTGAGGTAGACCGCACTGAAAATTTCATTGCTAATGGGATAGTCAGCCACAACACTCGCTGGCATGCCAGAGATTTAACAGGGCAGATAATAGAGGCATCACAGAAAAGTGATCGTATGGATCAGTGGAGACTGGTGCAGTTCCCGGCTATTTTACCTAGTGGTAAGCCATTATGGCCTGAGTTTTGGTCCCTACCTGAGCTAGAGGCAGTTAAAGCAGAGATCCCGAATAGTAAGTGGCAAGCGCAGTACCAACAAGAACCTACGTCAGAAGAAGGTGCGATTGTTAAGCGTGAATGGTGGCGAGAATGGGATAAAGGCAACCCACCACACAATATAGAGTTTACGTTAATGTCATGGGATACAGCGTTTGAAAAGCATAACAATGCTGACTATAGTGCGATGACGGTATGGGGTGTATTTAATACAGAGGATGAAGATGGGTTTGAGAGGCCCAATATCATTTTGCTTGATGCAGTTAAGAAACGTGTGGAGTTTCCTGAATTAAAGCAGTGGGTGCTTGAGGCGTATAAGGAGTGGGAGCCTGACGGGATTATTATTGAGAAAAGGGCATCTGGTGCGTCACTAATACAAGAGCTTAGACGTATGGGCATTCCTGTACAAGACTTTACACCCACTAAAGGTAATGACAAGATTTCACGACTTAATAGTGTGGCTGATATTTTTGCTTCTGGTTTTGTGTGGGCACCACAGACACGTTGGGCGGAAGAAGTAATAGATGATGTGGCATCATTCCCTGCTGGAGCGCATGATGATATTGTCGATACAGTCAGTATGGCGATGATTAGATTTAGGCAGGGTGGGTTCGTAGGAACTCAATTAGATGAACCCGAGGAAGAACAATACTTTAAGCGTAAAGTAGCTTATTATTAAGTGAAGCTTTTTACCCTATAGGAATACAAAACATGGCAATTGATAAAGCACTTTACCAAGCCCCACAAGGCATTGGCTCATTACCTGAAGAACCAGACTTAGAGATTGAAATTGAGAACCCTGATGACGTCACAATGACAATCGGCGGGTTAGAAATTGATTTAATGCCTGAGAAAGAGACATCTGAAGACTTTAATGCCAACTTAGCGGAAGAGATGGACGATAAAGAGCTTGTTACTTTGGCAGGTGACTTATTAGCTGACTTTGATGATGATATTGCCTCTAGAAAAGACTGGATGACTACCTATGTCGATGGTATTGAGCTATTAGGTATGAAGATTGAGGAACGCTCTGAGCCTTGGGAAGGTGCGTGTGGGGTATATCACCCACTATTAAGTGAAGCATTGGTTAAATTCCAAGCTGAAACTATGATGAGTACGTTCCCTGCAGCGGGTCCGGTTAAAACTCAGATCATTGGCAAGGAAACACAAGAGAAAAAAGACGCAGCGACACGTGTCCAAGAGGACATGAACTATCAGTTGACTGATGAGATGACTGAATTTAGGCCAGAACATGAGCGTATGCTGTGGGGCTTAGGTATGTCAGGTAATGCGTTCAAGAAAGTGTATTTTGACCCACACTTAGATCGTCAAGTATCGCTGTTTGTACCTGCTGAAGACCTTGTTGTGCCTTATGGCGCGATGAATCTAGAGCAAGCAGAGCGTGTAACCCATGTAATGCGTAAGACTGAGAACGATTTGCGTCGTTTGCAGGTAGCTGGCTTCTATAGAGATGTTGATTTGGGTGAGCCAGATAATGCTTTGGATGAAGTTGAGAAGAAAATTGCTGAAAAGATGGGTTTTAGAGCGACATCTGATGACCGATACAAGGTATTGGAGATGCACGTTGACCTCGATTTGCCGGGTTTTGAGCATGAAGAAGACGGTGAAGCTACAGGTATTGCACTACCTTACGTGGTGACTATTGAGAAGGGCAGTAACACCATATTAGCAATTCGCAGAAACTGGGAAGAAGGCGATGAGTCTTATCAAAAACGTCAGCATTTTGTGCATTACGGCTATGTACCGGGTTTTGGTTTCTATTGTTTTGGTCTTATCCATCTTGTTGGCGCTTTTGCTAAGTCTGGTACTTCTCTTATTAGACAGCTTGTGGATGCAGGTACATTGTCTAACCTCCCGGGTGGCTTCAAAGCTAGAGGCATGCGTATTAAAGGTGATGATACACCGATAGCACCGGGTGAATGGCGTGATGTAGACGTACCAAGTGGGGCAATGAGGGACAATATGATTCCGTTGCCATATAAAGAGCCTAGCCAAACATTGATGGCATTATTAGGGCAAATTGTTGATGAAGGTAGACGGTTTGCTAACGCGGCTGACTTACAGATTTCTGATATGTCAGGACAAGCGCCTGTAGGCACCACGCTGGCTATTTTAGAGCGCACTCTGAAGTCGATGAGCGCAATTCAAGCGCGTATCCACTATAGCTTTAAGCAAGAATTGGTTCTATTAAAAGGAATCATTGCAGCGTATGCGCCAGAAGACTACAACTACGAGCCAGATACAGGTAGTAGAAAAGCTAAACGCTCTGACTACTCGATGGTTGACGTTATCCCTGTATCTGATCCAAACGCCTCTACAATGGCGCAGAAGATTGTTCAGTACCAAGCGGTATTGCAGCTGGCTCAGCAGTCGCCTCAGATTTATAACATGCCGTTACTACATCGTCAGATGTTGGACGTATTAGGTATTAAAGACGCTCAGAAGTTAGTGCCGATGGCTGAGGACATGAAGCCATTAGATCCGATTACTGAAAATCAAAATGTATTGGCGATGAAACCTGTCAAAGCGTTTTTAAACCAAGACCATCAAGCACATATCCAAGTGCATATGACAGCTATGCAGGATCCAAAAATTCAGCAGTTATTACAAGGTAATCCAGCGGCACAACAGATTGCAGCAGCAGCGCAAGCGCACATTGCTGAACATTTAGGGTTTGAATACCGCAAACAGATTGAACAACAGTTAGGTTTTGCATTGCCTCCTCAACAAGATGAATCAGGTGAAGATACTCATATGGATCCTGAAGCAGAAGCAAGATTATCACCGTTGTTAGCTCAGGCAGCGCAGCAGTTACTACAGCAAAACCAAGCAGAAGCTGCACAACGACAAGCCCAACAACAAATGCAAGACCCATTGGTTCAAATGCAGATGCAAGAGTTGCAGCTTAAACAGCAAGAGCAACAACGCAAAGCACAGAAAGATCAAGCGGATATTCAGCTTAAAGCCCAGCAACTTCAGGTTGAACGCGAGCGCATCGCAGCACAAGAACGCACAGCTTCACAGCAACAAAAAATTGATGCTTTAAAATCTGCAGCACAAGTAACGGCTAAACGTGATAGCGATGCTGCTAAGTTAAAAACTGAGGCACTTAAATCGGCAGCACAAATTACTGAACAGAAACGTAGCAATAACCAGAAAGCGGCGATTGATGCTCTGAAAACAGCAGCAACGTTGGAAGCACAAAAACAACACAAGCCGACAAAAGGTGATTAATGGATGCGTTTGAAGTCTTAGTTGCACAAATCAACGAAGAAATAGAACTGATTCAGACAGCAATCTGCCAAGGAAAGGCGGATAGCTTTGAAGAATACAGAAGACTCTGTGGTGAGGTACGAGGCTTACTCATTGCTAGAGATTTAACTATAAGCCTGCAAGATAGAGTGGAGAACTCTGATGACTGAAATTTTATTGGCTACAAACCCCAATAAACCGCAAGTAGTTGGTGCTGTTGACCTTGGGGCAACTAACGAGGAAAAGGCATCTCAACTACCTAAACCTTCTGGGTACCATATTTTATGTGCAATCCCAGAAGCTGAAAAGGAGTTCGACAGTGGGCTTTTAAAGGCCGATGTTACCCTTAAAAACGAAGAAGTTTTAACAACTGTTTTATTCGTTGTGGCTATGGGCCCTGATGCGTACAAAGACGAAACTAAATTCCCAAGTGGTGCTTGGTGCAAAGTAGGTGACTTTGTATTAGTTAGACCTAACTCTGGTTCGAGACTGTTAATTCACGGTCGAGAATTTAGATTAATCAATGATGATGTTGTTGAAGCGGTGGTCGATGACCCACGCGGTATTACACGTAAATAAGGAGTGATATATGGCTTACGAACAAGAGGATTTTAAATTTCCTGATGAGCAAGATCAGTCTCCTGATCTTGATATTGAAATTGAGATTGAAGATGACACACCGGAAGAAGACCGAGGTCGTCAACCTATGCCTAAAGAAATTGCGGATGATTTAGACCGTGATGAACTTGAGGAATACGATGAAGGCGTTAAACAAAAGCTGAAGCAACTTAAAAAAGTTTGGCACGATGAACGTAGAGCTAAAGAACAGTTAGCTAGAGAGCAAGAAGAAGCGTTATCTGTAGCTAGAAAACTTTATGCGGAAAACCAAAAGTTGCGCTCTGCCTATGCAACAGGCGAAAAGGAATACATCACTACTGCGCAGTCTAATGCACAGATGGAAATGGATGCCGCGAAACGCGCATATCGTGAAGCTTATGAGTCTGGCGACACTGATGGTGTAATTTCAGCACAGGAAAAAATGAATTTAGCACAGTTAAATTTAATCCGTGCTAACAATTTAAAGGAAACTCCTTTACAAGAACCTGAAGATATTGTACAAAGCCAACGTGAAGAGTCACGTGCCGTACAACCTCAAGTAGTACAACCAGACCAAAAAGCTCAAGCGTGGCAAGAACGCAACAAATGGTTTGGGCAAGATGAGGAAATGACAGCAGCAGCACTAGGTTTACACACAAAACTTGTAAACAGCGGTGTTGAAGCAGGCTCTGATGAATATTACAGCACATTGGACAAAACAATGCGCAAGCGGTTTAGTGAGCATTTTGGGGAACCAAAGGCAAAACCAAATACGGTTGTTGCTCCGGCTACCCGCAGTACAGCTTCCAACAAAATTAGGCTCAGTACAAGTCAGGTCCAGTTGGCAAAGAAACTGGGGTTAACGCCTGAAATTTATGCAAGAGAACTTATGAAATTGGAGAAAAGATAATGACTGCACAAAATAGATCAAACCGTGAACTAGAAACCCGCGTAATGCAGGAACGTCCAAAACAATGGCAGTTACCTGAAACATTACCAGAGCCAGACAAACAGGCTGGTTTCGCTTATAGATGGGTACGTGTCTCAACCTTGAACAACGCCGACCCTCGTAACCTTTCGTCCAAACTACGTGAAGGCTGGGAGCCAGTTCGTATTGAAGAACAACCCAAGTTCCAAATGCTAGTTGATCCGAATAGTCGGTTTAAAGACAATATCGAGATCGGTGGATTATTGCTTTGCAAAACACCAGAAGAGTTTGTTTCCCAACGAAATGAATATTTCAACGGTCAAACACAGGCTCAAGCGGATGCTGTAGACAATAGTCTGATGCGCCAAAGCGATGCGCGTATGCCTCTATTTAGAGAACGTAAGTCATCAACAAGCTTTGGTAAAGGTGCTTAATTTATTCATTTAGGAGTTATAAATGGCTGCATATCCTTCAGTCCCAGCCCCATATGGCTTAAAACCGATCAATTTGATCGGCGGTCAAGTCTTTGCTGGCGCTACTCGTCAATTACCAATCACCACTTCAAGTGTTAGCTATAACACTGCTATTTTTAACGGTGACGTTATCCAGATTGGTTCTGACGGTACTATCATTGTTTCAACTTTAGCTGCACAAACAACTGGCTCTGTCCGCGGTGTTATTGGTGTATTCTTAGGTTGTTCATACACAAACCCTGTCACAAAACAAAAATTGTTTTCTCAGTACTGGCCCGGTTATTCTTCTGGCGTAACTGATGCTGTTGCATACATCTCTGATGATCCAGATGCGTTGTATAAAGTAGTATCTGTTGGTGACACTGCCAATACTACTGGTTTGACACCTGTTGCTTTGTCACAAACTACATTGGGTAACAACGTAGCTTTGGTATTGAATACAGGTTCAACTGTAACTGGTGACTCTAAAATTGGTATTTACGCTAACGGTGATACCGCTGGCTTGCCAATGCGTGTAGTTGACTTAGTGCCTGACACAGCTACTTCAGCTGGTTTCTTCGAAGTGATTGTTAAATTCAACTTCGGTTACCATTCTTACCAACAACTTGCTGGCATCTAAGGAGTCATAAATGGCAATTTCACGCGCTCAGTTATTAAAAGAGTTACTACCGGGCTTGAACGCTTTGTTCGGTTTGGAATACGCTCGCTACGGTGAAGAACATAAAGAAATCTATGAAACAGAGACTTCTGAACGTTCTTTTGAAGAAGAAACAAAATTGTCTGGTTTCTCAGCTGCTCCAGTTAAAAACGAGGGTTCTGCCATCGCTTATGACAACGGCCAAGAAGCTTGGACTGCACGTTATAACCACGAAACAATTGCTTTGGGCTTCAGCTTAACTGAAGAAGCTATCGAAGATAACTTGTATGACTCTTTGTCTGCTCGTTATACAAAAGCTTTGGCTCGTGCTATGGCTTACACCAAACAAGTTAAAGCTGCTGGTGTATTAAACAACGGTTTCAGCTCTAGCTATGCTGGTGGTGATGGTAAAGCATTATTTGCTAACGACCATCCATTAGTATCTGGCGGCACAAACAGCAACATCCCTGCAACAGCTGCGGATTTAAACGAAACTTCTTTGGAAGCTGCGGTAATTCAAATTGCTGCATGGACTGACGAACGTGGTTTGTTGATTGCTGCTAAACCTAAAAAATTGATTGTTCCACCAGCATTGCAATTCGTTGCAACCCGCTTGTTGGAAACTGAGTTGAGAGTTGGCACTACTGACAACGACATCAACGCAATCAAAAATAACGGTTCTGTTCCAGAAGGTTATGCTATTAACCACTTCTTGACTGACAACAATGCTTGGTTCTTGACCACGGACGTGCCAAACGGCTTGAAACATTTCGTTCGTAGCCCACTGGCACAGTCAATGGATGGTGACTTCGATACAGGCAACGTACGTTATAAGAGTCGTGAAAGGTACTCATTTGGCTGGTCAGACCCACTAGGTATCTATGGCTCACAAGGGGCTTAGCCTTGTAAATCAATAACTTAGGTTATTATTGGAGACCCGCTTCGGCGGGTTTTCTTTTGCGTTTAAAAAACAATTGGTTTCTTTGTGGTAAAAAGCGTTGGGTGTGGAAGTCAAACAAACTTCTTGCAGCCCAATAACTTAACTGCTAATATCGAGCCGCGACTAGGACTTATTATTTAACTCATACCGACCTACCTAGAGGACACTGCACAAGACGGTATGACTCAAGTGCGAGGCTCTCATGGCTACATCTACTACTCAAGCAATCTGGCGCTCAGGCGGCGGTGACACTACTAAAACTGCCTATGCAGGTTCAATGTTAATGGTTGCAGATTTCTATCTGTTAGCCACTGCTGCAAATGGCACTAAAGTCCAAAAATCATCTACTGATACTGGCAATGTAATTTTACCTATCGGTGCAGTTATTACTGAAATTCAAGTGAATTCCGCTGGTACTGGTGGCAGCAGCCCTACATTTGATTTGGGTTATACTTTGTATAATTCAGGTACTGCAACTCCAGAAGGCTTATTAAATGAAGCTGATGCTGACCTAGGCAAACAAGTAATTACTTGGGCTACCTCAACTGTGCCGGGCGCAGGTCTTGGCGCTGTTATGTCTGCATCTGAAATGGTTTATATCACTGGTCGTGCTGGTGCTTCTGCTGCAGCTGCTGGTTCTATTTCAGGTAAATTGATCTACTACGTTCCAACTAACGGTAGCTACACAGCTTAATTAGTCTCGGGGGGTTTCGACTCCCCGTTTTCAATTTAGGAGATTAATTATGACAATGCAAACTGACGTAAAAGCAACGACAGCAGCAGCTAATGCAACCACCACAATTTTTGGTGGTCCAGCCCGAATCAAAGGAATACTGATTAACTATACAGCAGCTGCGACATTGGTACTTAACGATGGTACTGCTGGCACAGCACGATTCAGTTATACAGCGCCAGCGGGTGCTGCAGGTTCTGTTTACGTAGCTATTCCGGGTGAAGGAATTAAGTGTGACACCAACATATCGGCTGTTGCTTCTTCAGGCTTAACTGCTCAAGTATTTTATGGCTAAGTCCCCTGTATGGCAGCGTAAGGAAGGGCAGAACCCTAAAGGCGGTTTAAATGCTAAGGGTCGGGCATCAGCTAAAAAAGAAGGCCATGACTTAAAACCACCAGCACCTCATCCTAAAACTAAGAAAGACGCAGGTAGACGTAAGTCATTTTGTGCCAGAATGAAAGGGATGAAGAGTAAACTGACAAGCAGCAAGACAGCTAATGACCCAGATAGTCGAATCAATAAAAGTTTAAGAGCATGGAACTGCAAATGACACAGTCTGTTGAGATGATTAAAGATCTTGCCATTCATGATGTAGAGATTAAACACATGCAGGATGATATGGACAAGATGGTTAAAGAAATGGCTGAAATTAAAAAAAGCCTCGCTGCCATAGAAGCGGTACTATCTGAAGCTAAAGGTGGATGGAAAACATTGATGTGGGTTGGTGGGGCAGGTACTGCGTTCGGCAGCCTTATTGGTTGGGTAATCGAGCATACGAGTAAATAAAATGCCTAGTACAAGTAAGAAACAGCGTAATTTCATGGCAGCCGCTGCGCATAATCCTGAGTTTGCTAAGAAAGCAGGTATTTCGCAGAAGGTGGCTAAAGAGTTTAATCAGGCCGATAAAGGCAAAAAATTTAATAGAGGTGGCGACGTGGCTAACTTAAAGAAATTGTTTAAAGGTAAAGAGACTTATAAAGAAGAGCTGAAAGAAGGCAAAGCGATTAAGTCTGGCAAAATCTCTCCTGAGCAATATGCTAAAGGTGAAGAGATGGAAAAGAAAATGAAGAAAGGTGGCTGCACTAAAATGGCTAAAGGTGGTGTAACTCGTGCAGACGGCTGCGTAACTAAAGGCCACACAAAAGGTAAATTTGCATGATCCCAGCTAAAGGTATCCCAGCAAAAGATGTAGCACCGCATAGCAATAAACCTTCAAATGAAGTTTTAAAAGCTGTTGCAGCGGCTAAAAAACCTAAGTTTAAAAAGAAGTTGGAAGACGTATTATGATGGCCTCACGTGGGATGGGCTGCATGAACCCTGATAAAATACCCGGTAATAAAAAGGGTGGCTCAGTTAAGCCTAAAAAGAGAGTTAAATAATGACAACGACCGGCACTAGCAGTTTTAATTTAGACATTAATGACTTAGTAGAAGAAGCCTTTGAACGTTGTGGGCAAGAGCTACGTACGGGTTATAACCTAAGAACTGCTCGTCGGTCGTTAAATTTGATGACAATAGAATGGGCCAACAGGGGTATTAACCTTTGGACAATTGAGCAAGGAGCTATCCCATTATATCCGGGTCAGATTACTTATGATCTTCCTGTTGATACGATTGATTTATTAGACCAAGTAACACGCTCTGGGTCAGGGCAGGGTCAGATTGATATTAATATCAACCGAATTTCAGAGTCTACCTATGCAACTATCCCTAATAAGAACGCTACAGGTAGACCTATTCAAGTCTGGATAAATAGACAATCAGGCGCAACGTATCCGACAACGGGGATTAAGTATCCTCAGATTAATATTTGGCCTACACCCGATCAAGGTTCAGTAGGTGATCCGTATTACACATTTGTTTACTGGCGATTACGTCGTATTCAGGATGCAGGTAACGGTGTAAACACCCAAGATATTCCATTTAGATTTTTGAATGCAATGGTTGCAGGGCTTGCTTATTACTTATCTATTAAGTTAGCAGGTGTAGACCCTAATCGTATTGCGATGCTTAAAGCTGATTATGAACAGCAGTTTCAATTGGCATCCGATGAAGACCGAGAAAAAGCTAATAATCGTTTTGTTCCACGGACTCTTTTTTATGGGCGATAGGTGTGATTGATGTGAGTTGTTATGTGACTGATGTGGTATCATATCGCTTTCTTAATTTAGGAGGCTTTATGACTAATCAGACCAGAGACAATTCTGTAGCCCATATAGACATTGGCAGGGTATGTGGGGTATATCTATTAACTGATACAGTTACTGGTAAAACGTATATTGGAAGCTCGACGGATATTAGAGTGAGACTTGTCCAACATTTTCACTGTATGAGTGAAAAGGGCAGAAAAAACATAACAACTTATAATAACTTTGCAAGCACCTACAAGGATTGTGGAGCTAAAGTATTTACTGCAAAGGTTTTAGAAGAATGCACTAAAGAGGCTCTAAAAGCTAAAGAGATTCACTGGATAGCCCTTTTAAACCCAAGTGAAAACACTCAACACGTCATTGATGATAGACCAATTTACAGTGATAAAGAACGTGCGATGAGGTCAGAAAGAACCAAAAGACTATGGGGCAATTCAGAATATAGGGAACATGCAGTCTCAGTTAGAAAAGGGAAAGCGTACAATAAAGGGTATAAGTGTACCGATGAGCAAATTCTTAATAGAAAAAAAGCCGCTAGAATATCAAATATGAAGCGCAACTACGGTGAACAATGGAAAGAAGAATATGCTAGACGGTATCCAGAGTACGTTGGGGACTTAAATGGCTACTAAATTTGCGGTTGGTAAATGGGCTTTTGGTTTTTGTGATATATGCAATCAACGGTATAAGCTTGCAGAGTTACGTAAACTGACAATTAAGACCAAACAAGTTAGCATTAAAGCTTGCCCTGAATGCTGGAACCCAGATCATCCCCAGTTACAGTTAGGGATGTATCCCGTGCAAGACGCTTGGGCATTAAGAGAACCACGACCAGACACTAGCTACCAGACTTCTGGTTTAGATGTTAACGGTGTACAATCAGAAGGGAGTAGAATATTTCAATGGGGCTTTAATCCTGTTGGTGGTTCTCGTGCAAATGACGTCGGTTTGACGCCCAATTATTTAGTCGCTACTACCTATGTCGGCGACGTAACTGTAACAGTATCTTAGGAGTACAACATGGCTTATAAATCAGCAGCAGATGGCATCACTAAAAAAGGCAAAACCAAAGGTAAAAACTTGGGTGATGATGGTGCTAAAAAAGGCATTGATGGTGATGTAGCAAAAGGTGGAAAAGCTAAAACCGTTAAATCAATCGACATGAAAAAAATGGGTCGTAACTTAGCACGTGCTAAAAACCAAGGCGGTAAATAATGGCGCAAGATAATAAAGGCAAAAGCTTCATTGATAGCTTAAACATCGCTGCAGGTAATGTGAGCAAAGGTAATGTAAAGCCTGAAAAAACCGATGGCATTAAAATCCGCGGTACAGGTGCTGCAACTAAGGGTGTAAAAGCCCGCGGACCTATGGCGTAATATGAATTACACTCAGCTTTGTGCAGACATACAAGACTACGTAGAGAACACATTCTCTGCCGACCAGCTTGCGACTTTTGTTAAACAAGCTGAACAACGTATATACAACACGGTACAGCTACCTGATTTACGTAAAAATGTAACTGGTGTACTTACTAGTGGCAATATGTATCTCCAAGCGCCAACAGACTTTTTAGCGCCTTATTCACTGGCTGTTATTGATGCTCAAGACGAGTATGTCTACCTACTTAATAAAGACGTCAATTTTATACGTGAGTCTTACCCCAGTGCTAGCTACTCAGGTACTCCAAAGTACTATGCAATATTCGGCCCAAGATCAGATGACCAGAAAGAATTGGCATTTATTTTAGGCCCAACACCTAGTGCAGCATTTACAGTAGAGCTACATTACTTCTACTACCCAGAGTCAATTGTCGATGCTGGCCAAACTTGGTTGGGTGACAACTTTGATTCTGCGTTGCTTTGGGGGTCTATTGTTGAAGCTTATCATTTCTTAAAAGGCGAAGCTGATCTTATTGCTGTGTACCAAAATAGATACCAAGAAGCCTTAGGATTGCTCAAACAATTAGGTGATGGTAAAGATCGTGGCGATGCCTATCGTGATGGGCAATATAAACAATCGGTGCGCTAATGAGCTTAACTCAAACACAGACAACGTCCTTTAAAGCTGAGTTGTATCAAGGCATACATGACCTATTGACTGACGATATTTACATCGCCTTGTACACCGCAAATGCCACATTAAATCAGAACACAACAGCTTATACAGCAGACGGTGAAGTAACTGCAACGGGCTATGATGCTGGTGGGCAGCTGATGTTAAACCCAACTGTGTCTTTGGATGGGTATACAGCCTATGTAAGTTTTGATAATCCTTCTTGGGCAGCAGCGCTTACAGCTAGAGGAGCTTTGATTTATAATGCTTCCAAAGGAAACAAATCAGTCGCAGTATTGGACTTCGGTGCAGATAAAACTTCGACTACAACATTTACAGTAACGCTACCTGCCAATACAGCAGACAGTGCGTTAATACGATCTTCAAATTAAGGGGTTAGCGATGCAAGCTGAATCGTTTCAAATTAAAGACACTCAAGATGCTACAGTGAGTAAAAGTTCTTCAGTAGCTGAAGGCACAAACCTAACCGGATTTTATGAAGTCGAATGTTACGACGCAGACGGTCAATTGAAATGGTCGGACACTATTAAAAACCTTGTGGTTACAGTGGGCCGTAATGACTTATTAGATAAATACTTTGCAGGGACATCATATACAGCTGCTTGGTATATGGGCTTAGTTGATAATGCATCTTTTTCAGCGTATGCAGCGGGCGATACTTTAGCTTCTCATAGTGGTTGGTTAGAGTTTTTAGACTACACAGGATCTAATAGAACAACTGTAGGGTGGAATGCAGCTTCTGCGGGCAGTAAAGTAACTACAACAACCGCTTTTAATATTAACGGTTCCGGCACTGTGCTAGGTGCTCTAATGTGTACAACACAGGCTAAAGGTACAGCATCAAACGGTGGTGCAGGTATTCTATATTCTGCAGGTTCATTTACTGGCGGGTCTCGCGCCGTGGTATCAGGGGACACATTGAACGTCCAGTACTCTGCAGCAACATCTTAAAGGAGAATATTATGGCCGCAAGTTTTAAAGTCGGGGAGCGAGTTAAACTAACTTCAGTTATCCCAGAAGGTCCTGTTAAAACACTATCTGTTAATCAAGATGGTGATATTCAATATTTAGTTGAATGGCAAGATGCTGATGGGGCGAACCAAGAAGCTTGGTTTAAAGAAGAAGACCTCGTTAAAGCTTAAGGATAACTATGTCACTTATCGTTGCGGATAGAGTTCAGGAAACTTGTAGTGCTCCGGGTACAGGGGCGGTCACTCTTTTGGGTGCTGTTGCAGGGTACAAAACTTTTTCTGCAGCTGTAGGTAATGGCAATACTTGTTACTACACAATCGCGGATCAATCAGGCGCTAACTGGGAAGTCGGTATAGGCACTTATGCTACTGCTGGGAATACATTAACCCGTACAACACCTTTAGCAGGTAGTGCCGCTACACCTGTTAATTTTACTTCAGGTACTCAAAACGTATTTTTGACATATCCGGCTGAAGTAGCAGTTTATGCTTCTAATAACTCTTCTCAAGTTGCGGGTCAAATACTCGTAGCAAACGGCGCGGGTACTGCACCCTCATGGCAAACCTCTACTGCAGCAGCTAAAGGCTATGTGAATGCTATGACTATTCTTAGAGGTCTGTAATGTTTGGCTTTACCCCTTTTGCGCGATCTCCCTTTGCGGCATTAGGCGGGAATACTTACGCCGTTACAGTCACTGAGTCAATCGGTCTTACTGATCCCTCTATTGGCAATCTTATTATGGCGTTTACGCTTTCAGAAAGTGTGGGCCTTACAGATGCGCAGAGCGCAGGTATTCTTGTAGAAAAATCATTAGCTGAAACGCTAGCGCTTAGTACCACACAAGATTATCAACTGACTATTAACAGCAGTTTGTCTGAAACATTAGGTTTAACAAACACCCAGACCAACACAGTTGATTTCAATGATACGGTTACAGAAACGATATCACTAAGTGATACACAAACAGGACTGCTTGATATGTACCCTGTTATTATTGAAAGTATTAATTTGATTGATACTCAAGCGTTATCATTGCTGATACCTGTGTTGGTTGAAGAAGCTTTGGGATTAACAGATGAAACTTCGGTCGCTGGGGATTTTGTTGCTGATTTAATAGAGTCTATAGGGCTTTCCGATTCTGAAACAAATAATGTCGCGCTGGTTGCTTCTCTTGTAGAATCAATAGTTTTAGCAGATGCTGTAGTAGGCAGGTACTTATGGGAACTGATTGATGACACCCAAAATGCAAACTGGCAAAATATAACAAACACCCAGTCTCCAAGCTGGACAAACATAACAAACACCCAGTCTCCAAACTGGACTGACGTAGTGACTCATTAGGAGTAATAATGGCTACACAATTCACAACATTATTAGGCTATGCGCTTCCTGAGACGGGAACTTTAGAAGGTTTGTGGGGCGACGAGGTTAACAATAGTATTACCCAACTTGTAGAAGATTCTGTTGCAGGTTACGCAACCGCCAGTGTGACTTCAGGTAACTGGACGCTGACCACTACTGGATCTGGTTTAGGTAACGAAGCGCGTATGATGATACTCATACCTACTGGAACACCGGGGGTTAGCAGAAACATTATTGCACCAGCGCATAGTAAGATGTATGTGGTCGTTAACCAATCTGATTCAGCCGTTGTTGTTAAAGGAGCTTCGACTACAGGCGCTACGATTGCAGCTGGGTACACAGCGGTTGTGGTTTGGAATGGGTCTGACTTTGAAGAGATTAGCCCTACACTTGCTAAGTATGCATTTGACCTAATTGGGGGTGTTCAAGGTTCCGTACCTTATCAATCTGCAACTAATAACACTACCCTATTAGCACCCGGCACAGCAGGTCAAGTGTTAACAACTCACGGTGCAGGTGCCGCTCCTACATGGGAAAACGCTTCAGGTGGCATCTCAGCAGGACAATCCATCGCATTCGATTTAGTTTTCAGTATTTAAGAGGAATTTCAAATGGCAGCGCCAAATATAGTAAACGTAACATCTATTGTTCCGCATAGCGCATCAATCACTCCAGCAGACACAGCTAGAAATGCTTTAGTAGCAGCACCGTCAACAGGTACGGCATATAAGATCAATCAGATCATGGTTGCTAACATAGACGGCACAAACGCCGCTGACGCGACTGTTGAGCTTAGGTTGGCTGATGGCACAACTTATAGGGCGATTGGATCTACAATTTCTGTACCCGCTGATGCTACTTTGGTATTATTAGACAAGACCACATCATTGTATTTACTGGATACTTCTGTAACAGGTGAGCCTAGCACTCTTTGGGCAACAAGCGGTACAGCAAGTAAATTGACATATACAGTGTCTTACGAAGCAATCTCTTAAGGAGGCAGTATGTCTCTAAGACCACCTGCTGGGTTTATCCGGCCCGGTTATGATCCATTAAAAGTGCCTAACGCACCTACCATTGGTACGGCGACTGGTGGTGATGCACAGGCTTCAGTGGCGTTTACTGCCCCAACAAATGTTGGTGGTTCGGCTGTTACAGCGTATTACGCTGTCTCAAACCCCGGTCGGGTCACGGCTACAGCTGCGTCTTCGCCTGTTTCAGTTACTGGGTTGACCAACGGCACGGCTTACACCTTTACTGTGTGGGCGCTAAATACCTACGGCCCTTCTCCGTACAGTGCAGCAAGTGGCGGCGTGACTCCCGTTGCACCGATAGGGTTGTTTTTTAGGGTCGGCGCTGACGCGCGGGTAAATACCATAAATAGAATCACAATAACAACCACAGGAAACGCCACGTCGTTTGGAGCACTGACCAACACCTACGGATATTCTGGTAGTTTGTCATCTTCAACTCGATGGATTTGTGCTGGAGGCAATAACTCTTTTGGTGACTCATACAGCACTATACTGTATGGCGGAATTTCTACTTCTGGCACAACCGGCAGTTTTGGTGATCTTACGCTCGCGCGGAATAATTTAGTAGGACTAGCAAATTCTACTAGAGGGCTGTTTGCGGGTGGGTATTATTCTTCTGGGTCTACAACAACTTGTGTGATCGACTATGTAACTATTGCTACCACTGGAAACGCCACTAGCTTCGGTAATTTATGGACGCAAACACGTTATAACGGGTCTTGCGCTTCAACAACTAGAGGGATAATCGCCGGTGGAGATGCAAGTAATATAATTGGCTATGTTACAATTGGTACAACCGGGAATACCACTGATTTTGGCGACTTAACTGTTGGAAGATGGTGTCTGGGATCATGCTCAAACTCCACTCGTGGGTTATTTGCTGGAGGGCGGTCAAGCACAAGTGGCTACCCCGGCGTTAATGTGATTGATTACATTACCATTGCCTCGACAGGCAATGCTACCGATTTTGGAGACTTGACCGCATCCCGTGGCGCATACGGCAGCGGTGGCTGGGGGCTTGCATCAACGACTCGTGGCGTTTTTGGAGGTGCATACGATTTTAATATCATTGACTATGTGACTATCGCATCCGTTGGTAACGCTACCGATTTTGGCGACCTAAACGGGATCTCTCCAGTTGGAGCCACCGCATCGAGTGTTCACGGAGGACTTGCATAATGCCTACTTACAGCGGGGTTTGGGATTTAACAGCGGTGTATCAGGCTGTGGGGTCTGGGAATTGGCAATACCCTCCGCCAAAGGCGTTATTTGCTGGTGGAACCAGTCCACAATCAAATGTAATTGACTACATATTACTGTCGTCAGCAGGTAACGCGACTGATTTTGGTGATTTAGCGGCTACTGTTTCTAATCCAGCCGCTTGTGCATCCACATCTCGGGCTGTGTTTGGTGGCGGAGATTACCCATACACAGCAGCAATGACCTATGTGTCTTTTGGAACGCTGGGAGGCAGCACAAGTTTTGGGAGTCTTACAGTTGCACGTTCGGGACTGGCGGGTTGTAATTCAACTACCCGTGGGATTTTTGGTGGTGGTATTGATAGCGGCGCAACAAGGTCCGTTCGCGTTGATTACATTACTATTGCGTCCACCGGGAATGCAACAATCTTTGGAAGTTTGACGGAAGCACGATATACGTTGGCCTCTTGCTCTTCGTCTACGCGAGGTATTTTTTACGGTGGCAACAATGCTTCTTTAAATTATTCAAACGTCATTGACTACGTTACGATTGCAACTACAGGAAACGCAGTGTCTTTCGGTGCCATCGCCGGAACTTTTGGTGGGTACGGCGTAACCACGACTTGTGGCGCTTCAAATTCCACAAGAGGCGTGTTTGCAAATGGATCAGAAGGCAATGGCACTGTTAACGTAATTACCTACATAACAATCGCCACAACAGGCAACTCAACGGATTTTGGAGACCTTACTGTGGCTAGAAGTAGTTCCGCTGCGGTATCAAACGCTACTTTGTGCGCATTTGCCGGTGGTGGTAGTAACTTAAACGTCATTGATTACGTCACAATTGCGACCACGGGTAATGCGACTGACTTTGGTGACTTGACTGTGGGGAGATCGCGTCTGGCGGGTGCATCTCCTGTGAATGGGGGAGTTCAATAAATGGCACAAAAAAACTGGAACGCCGGAATTATTAGACCTGTCCCCGTTGCCCCTGCTGGTCCGTATCAAGACGGCGCAGCGACTGGAGTGTGGACGCTCGATCAAGTCGCGTACTGGCAAAAGCAGGGGTTATGGCCGGTGGCTGGGAATATTAATACGGCTAATGTTGGTTTATTTGGTGGAGGGTCTCCAGATAACAATATCTCAAATACAAATGTTATTGACAGAATAACAATACTCACAACAGGAAATGCGGTTGATTACGGTGATTTGACGGTTGCGCGGCACTATCTTGCCTCGTGTGCTTCAACAACTAGAGCCGTTTGGGGTGGGGGTAATACATCGCAAAATGTCATTGACTACGTGACAATTTCTACATCGGGGAATGCCGCAGACTTTGGTGATTTACTTAGTGGCTCAAGCGCTAGTCTAGCAATGGCGGGCTGCAATTCCAGCACTCGTGGTATTTTTGGTGGTGGAATAACTACAAACGTAATTCAATACATAACGATTGCTTCTGTGGGTAACGCCACAGATTTTGGTGATCTTACACTTGGTCGTTACGGCTTGGCTTCATGCTCGTCTTCTACAAGAGGCGTATTTGCCGCTGGTAGTGACGGCAGTGTGACTAACGTCATTGATTACATCACAATTGCGTCTACAGGAAACGCAACAGATTTTGGTGATGTAACTACTACCAATAAAAATTACTACACAGCAGGGTGTTCAAATTCTACTCGCGGATTATTTGGCGGTGGTACCCCCGATCCAGGCAATGGAAACTCAAACGCTATTTGTTACATCACAATAGCCTCTGCGGGTAACGCCACAGATTTTGGTGACTTGGCGGCTCCTGACAACCAATGGCGGGGCGGATTGGCGGCATGTTCGTCTTCTACGCGAGGCATATTTGCTGGCGGAGAAGCTCCTACAAATACAATTAATTACGTCACCATTGCAAACACAGGCAACGCCACAGATTTTGGAGACCTTTCCGTTGCGCGGCAAGCGTTGGCGGGATGTTCGGGTGGTAACGGCGGAGCCCAATAAATTTACAACAAGGAAAAAAAATGAGTAACGATTTAATTATTAGCAACATGACAACCGCTTTGACTACACAAAAGCCAGAGTACAACTTGATGCTACAAAACATTGACAGCTGTATGCCAGCTGTTGTGCGTGACACAAGTAACTTCCATAAGTCACATAGCCAGTTTATGTCGGTGACATTAGATGTGACAGCGATTACACCTATTCGCTCAATTAAACATTCATTAGCCGAAATTGACCGCACTCGTTCTGCATTACAAGAAGCTTATATTGGTATGCGTAAAAAGCAAAATGAACTGGCCCGTAAACAAGACGAACTTGCTAATCCTAAAGAACCATTGGATAAGTTCCAAATCGAGTTACTAGAGATTGAGATTCTGGAGTTACAAGGTCAGTTAGAAGGCACACAAAATCATGTTAATGGTGCTATTCGTAAGATGAACTTCTTTGTAAACCAGCATCAGCAACTACTAGAGAAGTTAGGTAAAACAGAAATCACTGAAGAGGACTACGAGCGCGAGGAAGCTCGCTACCACATCATGACTTGTATGAAGCAAGGATTAAATGCTGCTCGTAGTCGTAATGGTGTGATTGATGAAGGCAACATGATCTATCTGTTTGACTTGGGTATTAATGCGGCTCAAGCGCAAGCTGAAGTGTTTGCCTACTTGAACATAGAGAACCAATTGATTTCGCAAGGGCAAGCGCCAACACACGAAATGACGATGCAGTGGCTTGAAGCATGTGCGGATAAATGGGAAAAAGACCCAGAATCTTTTGCAAACCGTCGTGGGTTCTCAATCTTTGATAAGACCAGTTTGACTAACTTACCCGCTCCAGAGGCCGTGTAATGCATTTAGTGGTAGCTACTCCAGCGTATGGCGGCATGATGTGTACTGAGTATGTACAATCCCTGCTTGCGCTTAAAGAAGCTTGTATCGAATACAAGATTAAAATGACCTGTATCTTTTTGGGTAATGAATCTTTAATTCAGCGTGGACGAAACACCTGTGCTCATCACTTTTTACAGATTGAAGATGCCACGCACTTAATGTTTATTGATGCCGATCAGAAGTTCCAGCCAAACGATATTGCGCTGATGATTAAAGCTGATAAAGGTATTATTGGTGGCGCTGTGCCAATGAAGGGCATAAACTGGAATCGGGTTAGACAAGGCGCGGTACTTAACCACCCTAACTTGCCAGCACTAACAGGTATCTTCAACGTTAATACGTTAGATGACCATAGCATGACTGATCCTAACATCCCGTTTCAAGTAAAGCATGTGGGTACTGGGTTTATGCTAATTCACCGTGATGTTTTTGAAGACCTAAAACCGCATGTTGGCTGGTACACAAACGGTGGATCTACTATAGACAGCGAAGATAAAGTTTATGACTTTTTCAAAGTTCAAAATGTAGACCACGAGCTGTTATCAGAGGATTATAATTTCTGCCATATGTACAGAAAACACGGGGGTACTGTTTGGGTTGCTCCTTGGTGTATTCTAGGTCACTTTGGCGCTTATCTTTTTTCAGGGCAATATGCTCAAGGACATTAGCATGGCACATCATTGTATTAAATACCGTTTAACTGCTGAAGGTACTATACCTTCCTTTCTTTGCTTACATCCTGAGGGTGTAGGCGGTGTTTTCGTAGTAGCTGATCCAGCTACACAAAGCCCACGCGATATGGTTATGATCGGTATTTCAGAAACAGATGATTTAGGCGATGCAGAATTGATTGCGACTCAAGCTGATTTAGAAGCTTATCTAACAACCATTGGTGCCGACTGGACACAACTTGACCCAACGCAACCTAACAACCCAGAGGCCACAGTTCCATTTGATCCAGCGGTAGCAGCAGCTTGGGCGTGGGGCAGACTAGATGCGTTAAATGCAGTTGGTGCATGATGAAAGACTTTTTAATTAGGCGTTTAACTGAAACTTCAACATGGGCAGGTCTGTTTCTTGTAGCCAGTGCTTGGGGTTTAAACTTTACTGAGCAGCAACAAGCGGCTTTAACCGTACTTGGCATGGCATTAGCGAGTACACCGGACAGACAGCATAAATAGGAGATTGTTATGGAAGTTATTTTACAAGACGTGGTAAAACTGATTCTTGATGTTCTTAAATTCTTAGACGTAACCAACGTATTGATCCCGTAATGGAATTAGTCCTAGTCAATAAGGCGCTAGGTGCTTTGGCAGGTTTCTTCGGGGGTCTGTCATTATCGTTCTTTTTTCAGCCAGCGGCTTTGCACAAATACGGTCAATTTGGTGCTGGTGCAATTATTGGAGCCATTAGTGTTGCTGCCTCTTTTACCCTCGGTGGCATTGTATGTCGAACCTTTGACTTGGACACTAATGATGTTGATACAGTTCTAGGCGTTGGGTTTGGTATTGGTTTGATTGGCGTTGGTACTATTGGTTTTGTCGGCAACTTCTTCACCAATCGAGACGGTCGTGACATTATTGAAGTTGGCACTGAGTTAAAAAACCTGAAAAAAGGTAAAGCACCTGTTAAAAAAGCACCCATTAAGAGGAGTCCTCCCCGTGCTAGAAGGTAAAGCGTTCTTTTTGCTAATTACTGTCTTAGATGTAATTGGCGCCATCATCTTATTCTTAGGGGCATTATCACCCCGTATGCGGTTGTACCCTGCATGGCATCGCATAGGCTTATTAGCCGCAGTTGTCGGGTTATTTGCTCAAGCTGGACGTAATATTGAATATATGTTTACTGGTGTATCACCAAGTGATGCAGACTTACCGTTATGGGCTTTAAAAGACATAGGCATAGATATTATCGCATACACTTATGCTGGGCTTGGGATAATGAAATGGATAGATTCCCGTAAACAACCTGAACCTGTAGCAAAACCTGTGCGTAAAGCACCCCCTAAACCAACGCCGGTAAAACGCAATGTCAACAAAGCTAAGTGATCACTTTACACTCGAAGAATTAACTGTTTCTGATACTGCCAAACAAAAAGGTTTAAATAATATGCCTAAAGGTGAGGCACTAGAAAACCTAACAAGACTTGCTGAGTTCTTAGAAGATGTTCGTGCATTGTTTGGTAAACCTATAATGGTTAACTCCGCATATCGCGGCCCTGAAGTTAATGCTGCTGTGGGTGGCGCTAAGAAATCTGACCATATGGACGGCAGAGCGGCTGACATTCGCGTTAAAGATGTTCCTGTTGACGAGGTCGTGCAAGCTATTATCGGTTCAGACCTACCATACGATAAAGTGATAAAAGAGTTTGCCGACTCAAAAACTGGTGGTTGGACGCATTTATCTATTGCTGAAGCAGGCGCGACACCGCGCAAAATGAAGCTTATAATAGATTCTAAAGGGCAACGCCCGTATGTCTAAATATTCTCCCGGTTAATTAAGAGGTGAGACAGTGTTAAAAAAGTTAAGTTTCAAATCAGGGATTAACCGTGAAAATACTCGCTACACCACAGAAGGTGGCTACTACGATGGGGATAAAATTCGTTTTCGTCAGGGAACACCAGAAGTTATTGGGGGTTGGGTAAAATACTCCACTACTTTTTTTCAAGGGGTCTGTCGTTCGTTGTGGAACTGGGTAACCATAAGCAGGCAAAACTTAATTGCCGTTGGCACCAATTTAAAATACTACATCAATAAGGGGGGTGCTTACTATGACATTACCCCTATTCGCTACGCGACCACATTATCAGGCCCATTTACCGCTACAACAGGGTTATCTATCATCACAGTACATAATGTTGGTCATGGTTGTGTGACGAACGATTTTGTTACCTTTAACGGAGCATCATCTCTAGGTGGTACTATTACTGCTGCTTTGCTTAATCAAGAATATCAAGTAACTGTCGTCGACGAGGATAACTACACGATTAATGTTGATGTAAACGCCAATAGTTCAGATACAGGCCACGGTGGTTCAGTACGCGCAGTTTATCAAATCAACACAGGTTCAGATATTCAGATACCTCAAACAGGTTGGGGTGCTGGTCCTTGGGGTTATGGTACATGGGGTTATGGGATTCCTTCCATCAACAGCATTCGCTTATGGAGCCAGAGTAACTATGGTCAAAATTTAATTTTTGGACCACGCGGGGGAGCGATGTATTACTTTGATACGTTCTCCAACACCAGTACCGTTAGAGTGACAATTAGTAATGCTACCCCTGCGGTTATTCAATTCCCGCTACAAACCCCTTACATCAACGAAGGGACTGCGGTTTATTTAGAAACAACTGGAGATTTACCTTCTCCTTTAGCTACAGGAACCATTTATTACTTACGTAATTTTGACAGCACAACTTATACCTGCAACATATCTGCTACGGTTAACGGGGTTTTAATTAACACAACAACTTCAGGTTCAGGTAATCAGTATATTAACCCAAGAGGTATTAATATTGCACAGCTAGCGGGAGCAGACGCCGATACACCGATTATTCAGAATTATATTTTCGTGTCAGATATTTACCGGTTTGTGTTTGCTTTCGGTTGCGATGATTACACTACACAGCTTCAAGTGCTAATCAGTAATGCTGCTCCGGGTGTTGTGTCTTTTCCAGTGTATACGAATTATATCCCAGACGGCACGGTTATATTTTTGACAACCACAGGCACACTGCCAGCCCCATTAGATTCTAACGTGCCTTATTATGTTAGAAATTTTGATACAGCTACATGGACATGCAACCTTTCGTATACCGCAACGGGGGGTTTAATTACAACCACAACAGCAGGAAGTGGTATACACACCGTAAATATCAAAGGTGCTCAAGACCCATTATTAATGCGCTGGTCAAACCAAGAGGACTACTTAACATGGACACCTTCTGCCACCAACCAAGCGGGTTCTTTACGCCTATCCCACGGATCACAAATCGTAACGGCTATCCAAACTCGCCAAGAAATGTTTGTATTAACTGACTCCGCTGGTTATTCAGTGCAGTATCTAGGTGCTCCGTATGTTTGGAATGCACAGTTGATGGTGGATAATATTTCTATTGTAGGTCAAAATGCTGTGGCACTTGCGTCAGGTGTCATTTACTGGATGGGGGTAGATAAATTTTATAAATACGATGGCCGTGCTCAAACCTTACGTTGCGATTTAAGAGCATACATTTTTAATGATTTTAACAAATTGCAAAGTGCTCAAGTTTACGCTGGTACTAACGAAGGTTTCAATGAAGTCTGGTGGTTCTACTGTTCTGCAAACAGTACGGTGATTGATAAATATGTAGTTTATAACTACGTAGAAGAAATATGGTATTACGGTACGATGGGTCGCACTGCTTGGTTGGATAGTGGTATTTTAGATTATCCGATTGCTGCAACTTATAGTAATAATATTGTATATCACGAAAATGGTTTAAATAACTATGAAGGTGGCAGTGCGCTCCCTATTAACGCTTACATTACGACTTCTGAGTTTGACATTGATGATGGCCATAATTTTGCGTTTATTAGACGAATACTACCTGACTTAACCTTCCGTGGGTCAACTGCTGATGCACCGACTGCCACCATGTCTGTAATTCCGTTAAACAACTCAGGTTCAGGTTATACTGATCCAGCCTCTGTAGGTGGTGCAGATAATGCAGCTATCGTAAGAACAGCTACTGTGCCTATTGAAGCCTTTACAGGTCAGGTTTTTATTCGAGTACGCGGTCGTCAGTTTGCATTTAAGATTGAGTCTAATCAACTTGATACTGTTTGGCAGCTTGGCAGTCCTAGAATAGATTACCAGTATGATGGGCGCAAATGATATGTATACTGATCCTAAAAATAAGTATATACTAACCCCTATTGTTATAGGAGGTTTTATGGGTAAACTTATAGATAGAACAGGGCAACGTTTTGGCAAATTAGTAGCTATAAAAGAAGTTGGAAGGAACGCACATAAAAAGGTAATGTGGGAATGCATTTGTGACTGCGGGAGAATAACAAAAGTTAATTCTGGAGCTCTAGTTACAGGTAATACAAAATCGTGTGGATGCGAAGAAGGGTATGTAAAACATAGAGGATCGTCTAATGCTTCGTACAATACATGGCGAGCTATGCGTAGACGATGCAATAACCCTAAAGACAAAGATTATTTTAAATACGGAGCTGTTGGTATAAAAGTTTGTTCTGAATGGGAAGACTATTTAACTTTTGCTAAAGATATGGGTGAACCTGTAGGTAATGAAACTTTGGATAGGATAGATCCTAATGGTAATTACGAGCCTTCTAATTGCAGATGGGCAGGTTGCACCATTCAAGCTAGAAATATTAGACTCCCAAAAAGAAGCACAACAGGAGTTATTGGCGTGCAATTTAAGAATAATAAATGGTATGCCCATATAACTCTTAACCGTAAAAAATATTACTCAAAAGCCTGTTTGACTAAAGAAGATGCTATTGCGGCACGAAAAGAACTTGAACGTATTCATTGGAACATCTAATGGCTAAACGCACATTAAACCCAGTCGCACCTAACTTGCCGCTAGCAACGCGTAACTACGAAGCGCTCTATCAAGAGCAATTTAATAACGTACTGCGACTGTATTTTAATCAGCTAGATAATGCTCTCGGTGCCTTGTTATCTAATACTGGAGGTGCATATCTCCAATTCCCAAATGGTGCTTGGCATCAAGATGGCTACACAACACTCACTGCTAACTTAACAAACGTATCTACTACTCCTATTCAAGTAGCATCAACAGATGGGTTCTTATCAGCAGGTGCCCTCATTATTGACTCTGAGCTTATTAAGTACACAGGGAAAACAGCGAATACCTTTACGGGCATTACGCGGGGAGCATATGGTTCATCTAAAGCATCACATACTGCAGGTGTTTATGTTTCTGAGGCTCAACCTGTTCCGTCTACTACAGTGCCTCTTACTGTAGTTTTTACTTCTACGGATGTATCTAACGGTATAGATCTTGACCCTACTGACCTTACTAAAATAGTGGCGGCTGCTTCAGGATATTACAATGTTCAATTTAGTATTCAGCTATTAACATTTGACTCCGTTATTGATAACGTAACTTTGTGGTTTAGACAGAACGGCGTAGACGTACCTTATAGTGCGGGGATTGTGTCTGTTCCTGCTATACATGCAGGGAAACCGGGGGCTACCATCATATCGTGGAATATTGTTTTACCCTTAAATGCTGGGGATTACATACAGTTACTGATGTCTTCTGATTCTGGAAATACACTAGCGGCGACCTACCCTCCGGGAGTAAGCCCAGTGCACCCTGCGTCACCTTCCATTATCCTAACGGCTACATTCGTCTCAGCTTTATATTAGTGATATTATTGGGCTATGAATACTATAGCTGAACTAGGTAATACCCCCGCAATCTTGGCAATTGAACAAGCTATGTTAGCTTCATTCGACCAAGAAGCGCTTAAAGCGCGAACTGACACGCAGCATTACAAAATCAAAGGTGTCTATGCTCGGACGATGTTTGTGCCAGCAGGGATGCTAGTGACAGGGAAGATTCACAACTTTGAGAGCATAGGCATCCTTGCTCAAGGCACTATGCGGATTACTAACGGTGAAACAAGTGTATTAGTGTCAGCGCCTTATATTGCTGTAGATAAGCCCGGCATTAAACGCTTGGGTTATGCAGAAACAGATTGTACGTTTATATCTGTGCATCGCACAGATGCAGAAGAGATTACCGACATCGAAGACGAATTGGTCTCCGATACTTTTGAAGAATTTGAGACTAAGAGATTAGGGAGACCTGTATGAGTTTTATTGCATCGTTAGCCGCTGTTGGTACTGCTGTTGGGGTGACTGGGGCTATAGCTGCACCGTTGGCTGGAGCAGGGATATTAGCAGCTGGTGGTGCTGGTTTAGGCGCAGGGATGTCAGCTGCTATGGGTGGAGATCCGGGTGAAGGTGCGATGATGGGCGCGATTACAGCTCCGCTTATGGCTCCTTTAATGCCTGCTGCAGGCGCGGCTGCCCCTGCTACGCAAGCTGGAACTCAAGTCGCAGCCAATGTAGGAACACAAACCGCTGCTCAAACGGCTGCTAATGTAGGAACACAAGCTGCTGCTCAAACCGCTGCTCAAACGGCTGCCAATGTAGGAACACAAACCGCTGCCAATGTAGGAACACAAGCCATACAGAATGTAGTGCCTCAAACTATAACTAACACAACAAATGCAGCGTTAGCTAAGTTACCTGAAGTCGGTTGGGGACAGTCATTGGTGGGTAATGCTTTTAATGTTCCCGTAACAGGAACTGCTGCTAATATTGGAGGTACCGCACTACAACAAGGTGTTTATGGTGCAGGTATTGGTGCATTAGGTTCAGGCTTAACTGGTCAAGACATCGGTAAAGGGGCAGGTATGGGCTTCTTAGGTGGCGCAGTTGGTGGAGCAGGTCAAAGTGCTTTAGCGTCTCAAGCAGGCACAGCTACAGGTGCACTGGGTACAGCAGCTAAATTTGCCGCAGAAAACCCCAATATTACTTCGGGGCTAATTAGTGTCCCAACATCAATGGCTCTAAACTCCATGACTGCACCTGATAATACTATCCCAACACTAGAAATGCCAAAAAGTCGTTATGCCTACAATAAGCAATTTAACTACGGTTCTCGTTTTGCAGCGGGCGGTATCACTGACTTAGACGGATATATGTCTAATGCGCAGAATATCCCAAATCCACAAGAAGTAGCCGACCCGGAAGGATACGGCGGAAGTTCTGTGCAGATGATGGCTGGTGGCGGTATCAGTAAATTGATACCGGGTGGTTCTGATGTAGCTGATGCTTTAGTTGCTGGCTCATTACCGGGTATGATTGCCGGATGGAACTCTGCTAGTGACTTACCTTTAGTTGGTGGTTTATTTAATAAGCCAGAAGATGTCGCAACACTTACCCCAGACGAAAAGAAAAGATTAATGGGTATGGCAAATCAACAACCAGCTCAAATCCCGCAACCGCAACAAATGGCTGAAGGTGGTATTGCTGATCTTGGGGGTTACGCTACTGGTGGTAGGCCTAATTTACTTCACGGTGCTGGCGATGGTGTTAGCGATTCTATACCTGCATCTATTGCAGGAAAGCAGCCTGCACGTCTCGCAGCTGGTGAATATGTAGTACCAAGTCGTATTGTGTCTGAATTAGGTAACGGATCAACCGATGCGGGTGCTCAAAGATTAGATGAGATGGTTAAACGCATTCAAGCAGGTAGATCAAAAACTACAGGTAGCAAAAAGCAATTTGCTAATGACACCAAAGCATACAGACATATGCCAGCATGATAAAAGTACAACCTGTGCCGATACAGTATGTAAACCAAACATGGCCTATGGTGGAGCAGTTTATAGCATCGGCATTAGAAGACGGTGAGTTAGGTGAACCAATGTATAATCTTGACCATGTTAGAGGTTATGTGACTTCTGGCGCTTGGTTACTTTTAGTAGCAGTTGATGAAAATAATGATATTCACGGTGCAGGGGCTATATCTTTCGTTAATCATCCTTTGCATCGCGTGGCCTTTGTTACTGCCGTTGGTGGTAAATTAATATCTAGCAAAGACACAGTAGAACAATTTAAAAATATTGCAAGACAAAACGGGGCCACGGTACTACAAGCGTTCGGGCGACCTTCTATAGTTAGATTGTGGCGTCGCTACAACTTTGAATCACGGAACACCTTAGTTGAGGTCCTATTATGATTTTATCTCGTTATAAAAAGCTGTTTTTTACTTTCATTATGCCAACCTTCTATGGTGGCGGTGGCGGTGCACCTACTCAAACAACTTCAACAGTAACTCAACAAAGCATTCCAGATTGGTTACGTCCTCAAACTGAGGCGATGCTGGGCGAGGCCACTAATCAGATATTCAATACTTCACTTAATCCAAAAACGGGTAAGTACGATATTACTGGTGTTCAAGGTTATACACCTTTTAGTGCCAACCCTAAAGATTATGTTGCTGGCTTTACTGAACACCAGCAGCAAGCAGGTAACGCTGCCATGGCTATGCAAATGCCTGGACAATATGCCCAAGCAACAGCTTTTGCTAACGCAGCGGGTCAAGGCGGTATTCAATCCGCACAGCAAGCATTAAATTACGGCAATGCAGGTTATCAAGCAGGTCAATTTGGCCAAACTGTAGGGTTAAATGCTGCTGATACGGCGGCAGCGCAAGCCGCACAAGATCGAGCAATGGCTCAAGGATACGGGCAGCTGGGGGTTCAATCTGGGCTACAAGCACAGAACATAGGCGCTCGTGCTGCAGGAACCGCTGCTAGAAACGCAGCGGCATTATCTACTGGATTACAAGGGTATGGTGCTCAATCAGCTGATATAGGCCGAGGGGCTATTAACTACGGTTTAAGTGGGGCACAGGGCGCGCAAAATGCAGCAAATCAGGCAGCAAATGCTTCATATGATTACGGTGCATTAGGCTCACAGGTCGGTGTACAAGGTGCGAATATTGGTACACAGGCAGCTCAAGATGCAGCGAATAGAGCTAATATAGCCACACAAAGTGCAATACAATCAGGTCAACAAGGCGTTCAATCAGGGTTGCAAGGACAATATATTGGGGCACAAGGTGGGGCACGTTATGGTAGCCAAGGGGCATCTTACGGTGCTAACGCTGCTAATCTAGCCAATATAGGTTTGGAATATCAATCAGCCGGTTCCCAACTTGGTGAGGCAGCTTTTGGTTATGCTAACCGAGGTTTAGGTTACGGAGCACAGGGTGCTGGCTATGGGGAACTAGGTGCTAATTATGGTGCGCAAGCTGCTAGGTTATCTAATGCTGCACAGGCATATGGTGCTCAAGGGTATCAATCAGGATTAGCAGGGCAAAAATATGGCATGAATGCAGCTAATCAATTAGGCGCACAAGCTGGCGGTATAAGCGCTTTGGCTACTAGTTTAGCTAACCCAAGTTTAGGCTACGGTCAAAAAGCGTCAGACATAGGCAATATGGCACTTGCCGCTCAGGATTATGGTCGGCAAGTTGGTGGGCAGGCTCAAAACTATGCGGCACAAGCAGCTAACGCTGGTCAGAATTACGGCAGCGCTATTACGAATGCTGGATCAATTCAGCAATATATGTCGCCCTATCAACAAGCAGTAACAGATATTGCTAAGCAAAGTGCGTTAAGAGATTTTCAAGTCGGTCAAACTTACCGTCAATCGAATGCAGCTAAATCTGGGGCTTATGGTGGGGCTAGGCAGGCAATTGAAAATGCTGAGGCACAACGAAATTTAAACACCCAGCTTCAAGGTATTGAGGCACAAGGGCTACAAAACGCGTACGGTCAAGCTGTAGCTAATATTGGGCAGCAATCACAGTTAAATCTACAGGGTTTATCTGGTGCCCAACAGGGGTTAAATACTGCTCTTCAAGGCGGACAACTAGGCTTATCAGGCATAGGGCAAGCAATTCAAGGACAGCAAGCTGCATTGCAGGGTGTTGGACAAGCTAACCAAGCATATCAAACTGGCTTACAGGGTGTTAATGCTGGCACTCAAGCAGCGGGTTTAGGCTTACAAGGTACAGCACAGGGAATGCAAGGTGCACAAGCAGGTATGGCAGGATTAAACCAAGCTGGAAATTTGTATAACCTCGGTATGCAGGGTGCGCAAGTGGGGATGCAAGGTACTGCACAGGGTTTGCAAGCAACACAAGCTGCTCAACAGGGTGTTCAAAATGCTTTGGCAGGACAACAGTTGGGTATTTCAGGACTTAATGCAGCAAATCAAACCTATCAAACTGGTATTTCTGGAGCGCAGGCGGGATTACAGGGTGTTAATGCTCAATTAGCAGGTACAGCGCAGGGAATGCAGGGGGCTCAGATTGGTTTATCTGCAGCAGATAGAGCTATTGCCGCTGGCCAATTAGCACAACAAGGAGCTCAAACAGGGCTGTCAGGTAATGCACAAGCACTACAAGGCGCTCAGGTAGGACTGCAAGGTGCTAATCAAGCTATCAATGCAGGTCAATTAGGTCTACAGGGCACTACTGCTGGATTACAAGGATTTAATACAGGTCTACAAGGTCAGGGTCAAGGTATACAAGCACTTGCGCAAGCAGTTAATGCCGGTCAATATGGTTTACAAGGGGCTCAAACAGGTATCCAAGGTGCTCAAGCTGGTATGCAGGGAGCCGGGGTCGGTTTAACTGGAACAGGACAATCTATCAATGCGGGACAATTAGGTTTACAAGGTGCGGGTTTAGGTTTACAAGGCACTACCCAAGGTATGCAAGGTGCTGGCTACGGACTGCAAGGTGTACAAGGTTCCCAAGCAGGATACGGTTTAACTAATACTGCAGGCACAAACCTAGCTAATATTGGAACCGCTCAACAGGCTGCACAGTTAGGTATTATTAATCAACAAGCTAACATTGGTGCTCAGGAACGACAGTACAATCAAGACGTTATTAATGCAGATATTAACAATTTCGCCAACGCACAACAGTATCCGATGCAGCAATTGGGTATGTACAATGCGTTACTTCGTGGTTATGCAACACCAACATCTGCTACTACTGCATACTCTCCAGCTCCAAGCATGGTGTCTCAGTTAGGCGGCTTAGGTATGACTGGTGCTGCTTTGTATGGTATGACAAAAAAAGAAGGCGGCAAAATTGAAGAACCTAAAAAGTATAAGTCCGGTGGTCTAGTAGATTTAGCAATTGCAAACGCGATGGGAGAAGCATAATGGATGTAAACAAATTGGCAGCTGACGCTGGTCGTCTTTCTATCCCGCAGTTACAACAAGCGATGCGTGACGGTACATTGCCGCCCTATATTGGTGTGCCTGTACTTCAAGAAAAAGTGAAATTGCAAAAGCAAATGCAAGCTGCACAAGCGGCTGGACAACCTAAAGCCCCTACCGTTGCTGAACAAGTAGATAGTGCTGCGCATCAAGCTAACATGGAAGATATGATGAAAGCTCGTGCAGCTGCTATGCAAGATGAGATGGGTCAGACGGGTGGTATCTCAGATTTCCTACCTAAACCAGCTGAAGAAGCTTATGCAAAGGGGGGTCCGATTGCTTTTCGTGATGAAGGTTACGTTAACCCAGACTTTTTAGATGCTGCGTCTGATATGGATTTTGATACATGGAGAAGACGTCAAGGTATACCGGGTGGGCAGTTGCCATTTTCAGAGGATCAATTACCACAAGGTTTTAAAGATATGGCGTCTAGAATAGCTGCTGGTAAACAAGCACCTAGAGCTTCGTTCGACTTTGCTAACCCAAACCAAGTTGCTACTGACGTGCTTGCTAATCCTGCTAGAGCAAATACTGACCCCGATTTATGGCAATGGGCTAGTGATTATAGAGCACAAAATCCAATCAAAACACCTTCTTCTGTAGCGGCTCAAGCTCCAGCCCAATCACAAGGTTTAGCCACTTTGTATGATGAAGCTATCGGTCAAAACCCAATAACCACAGCAGAACAAGCGCGACAACAACGTGAAGCCTATCTTGGCCCTAACACTGGTATTGCATCGTTACGTGAGGACATCGGTAAAATGAAGTCTGAAGCGGCTGAAGATAAAGAACGTGCACCTTGGATGGCTTTAATGAAAGCAGGCTTAGCTACAATGGCTGGCACATCACCATTTGCGCTTACTAATATTGGTAAAGGTGCTCAAGAAGGTGTTGCTGATTATATGGCAGCACAGAAAGATTACAGACACGCGCAAGAAAAACAATTAGAGCTTAATGCAAAGCTTGATGCTGCTGAACGTCAAGAAAAAATGGATGCATATAAATTTGGTGAAGACAGTGAAAAAGCGTCTCGCTCAGCAAATACTGCTTTGAAAATTGGTAAAGCTACTGCTGAAAATAAAGCCGAACTAGACCGAGCTGAGTTAGACCTTAAAAAAGAGAGTAATAGTATTATGCGGCAGCATTATGCTGACTTAAATGATAAATATGACACTGCAGCTTCTGGTGCAGCTTCTGGGTTACGTGGTGATATCAATAATAAAAACGCGCTAAAAGCCCTTGACCAATCTCTAGATACTAAACTAAAAGATCTGAGAGAGCAGTACAAAACAGGGACTTTAATAGGGCAAGATATAAGGCAGGATGAGAGATATATAGACATAATGAATAAAAAAAATGCTGTGCAGCAAAAATTAGCAGCACTTGCAGGCATAGGTAAGGAGATACAGACTGCGCCGCCACCAGCAAAAGACTATTCATTAGCCGATAAATTATCTGGATATGGACGATAACCATGAGCCGTTTAGACCACTATGCTGAATGGTTGATAGCCAACCAGAATCTTAAAGGCACTCCAAATTTTGAGGCTGTTGCCAGTGCCTATAGAGACCTGAGAGCCACGCCAGAAGAACCTGAGGAAATGCCTGCACCGCAAATGCAACCTCAACCTGAAGAAACTCCTGAACCACAAGGTCAGTTAGGTGCAGCTGCTAAACGCGGTGTGCATGCATTAAGTGAACAAGCGGCAGGTATTGGGTTAGGGTTAGAGTCAGCTTTTGGTAAACAAGAAGCTGCACAAAAGCAAATGGAAGCTATTAAAGCTGACCAAGCGAAATCCGCGCAGGGCGTAAAGTCTACCCAGTTCAAAGATATTGAAGATATTTATGGAAAAGAAGGATTGATAGCTGCAGCTAAAGAAGTGCCGGGATACATAGCGGAAAAAGCCTTGGAGTCTGCCCCTAGCGCAGCTGCTCCGTTAGGTGTTGGTCTTGCTGCGGCATCAGTGACTGGGCCTGTTGGTGGTGCTATTGCAGGTGCTACTACCGCGGTTGTCCAAATGTTTGGTGAAATGATGCAACGCCAAGCACAAGAGAAGCACAATGCGGGTGAGTTAGAACCGGGTAAAGCTGCTGGTGCAGCTGTCCCTGCTGGTTTATTAGATTACGCCGTTGATCGTGTCACATTGGGTATGGCAAACCCTTTCAAGCAAGCGGTTAAAGAAGCCGCTGAGCAAGAAATTAAAAAGTCTGTACTGGGTGCTGTTGCTAAACGTGCGGCTATAAGTGCGCCATTAGGCGCCGCTACTGAAATTGGGCAACAGGCACTAGAACTAACACAAGCAGGATTGCCTATAGCTGATGAAGCAGCTAAACAGGAATACAAAGAAGCAGGTATTGCTGGGGGTTTGTTAGAAGGATTAGCTGGGGGAGCAGGTGCTGCATATAGAACTCAAGCACAAAATCAAGAAGTAACTGCCACAGAAGAGACCCGTTCTCCTCAACCTGAAGCTGCAGCGGAAGAACCTATCAGCCAACCAGAACCTATAGCTCAAGATGAAACAGAAATAACAACTGAAGTCCCATCATATGACCGCGGAACAATTGAGACAGGAAATGCACCTGAAGTTGCAACAGAAGAACCTATCAGCCAACCAGAACCTATAGCTCAAGATGAAACAGAAATAACAACTGAAGTCCCATCATATGACCGCGGAACAATTGAGACAGGAAATGCACCTGAGGTGAAACCTAGTGAAACACCTACCGCAGTATCAAATAAAGAAGAAGTAACTGCTGTAGAAGATGGCACTTTTAAAGGGCAAACAGAATTAAATCTAAAACCTATCCCTACAAAAGAAGGTGCTTCACCTATTGTTGAGTATGGAGAAAGAAAGATTGTAATGGCTGATGTTAATGGGGTTAGTGTTCCATTTTATTTATCTACTGGTTACGGAGGCAAAAAAAATGTCGCATCTGGAAAATGGTATCCGATGTTTGGTATCGGCGAGAAGGGTTGGATAAATAAAACATCTGGTTCTGATATGAATACCTATTATGGTAGTCCAGAATTAGCTGCAGTGGCTAAACAATTGGATACTCAAATAGGTGATGTAAGAAATGATACTTCTCATCCAGTTATTACCCCTTACAAAGCTTTTCAAACGAAGCACGATAAAGGTGCTATTGATTTTATTAATAGCCCATTCAGCAACAAACCAGCTGCATCACATGATGATCCTGATGTAATAAGCACGGTTAATAAAAATATAGAGGCTATTAAACAAGCAATAGGAAATAAGCAAACAGGGGTAATTACACCTAATAAAGCAGAGGGTAAACCTGTACAACAGGATATAGAAACAGACGAAATAGAGAGTATTCCTGAACAGAAAGTGCTGAATGAGCAACCAGATGCTATTAAGGAATTTGTTGGGAGAGAAACCCAGCATACTGCATTAAAAACTAAACCTAGCGTCATAAAAGATACTATCGAGGCATTTAAGAACTTTGATGCTGACAGAGCAGCACAGATGCTTGTTAGACCTGCAGCGCCTGTTAGTACTGAGCTTAAAGAACGAGGCATCTTTGAGGACGATAAGTTGCGTGGTGATAGCATCATCCATGCTAATAAACAGATAGGTAATGTCATTCAAGCGGCATCTGAGTCGGGTCCTGCGGTACCTGCAGGTGACGGAACATTGAAAGCTTCGGTAAATCCACGCCTTGCGCCTATTAATATCTTTAGAAACGTTGTAGATACGGGTAAAAAATATGGGTTTGATGGTGCACAGCAATTAGCTGAAGCGTATCGTATTAGTTGGGGTGAGGAGACTTTGGCTGAAGATGCCAAAATGAAAGCTAAGGCACAAGAGCTAAAAACCCAAGCTAAAGACTATGAAGACATAGCTAATGACATGGCTAAAAAAGGCAACGCCAAAGTTAATGAGATTACAGCGGCAAAAGCTAAAGCGCAGGCATTAAAGAACAAAGCTGATGCACTTGAAGACATCTATCGAGAACGCACTGTTACGCCTGAGGATATTAAAAAGAAAGATGCATTCTTAAAAGCTGCTCCTGAGATGAAGCAGCATATTCAGGACTTACGGGATTTAATCCGTGCGAATGTAGACCTATGGTACGAGACTGGGCGTATAGATAAAGAAACACGCGATCAGTGGAACAGCAAAAAATACTATATGCCTATGCAGGTATTCTCAGAAGCGAAAGGAACATTCGATGATGTGCCAGAAAGTTGGGGTGTAGGTGCAGGCGCCAGATCAGTTGCAGGTATGGAGAAGCGTAAAGGGCACAGCCAAGCGGTTAATCTATGGGATAACTTGCAAAAGCAACAAGCGTTTATGACTGCTATTGCCGGCCAAAACCTTGCGAGAAACGAAGCACTAACCCAGTTAGAAAAATACGGCAGTGCTAAAAAAGCGGCAGACCAATCGGATAGTAACAAGAAAGGCAACTATGTTGTATCGTACGTAGATGGTAAAAAGACGTGGTGGGAAGTTAAGAATCCTGCGTTAGTTGATGCGTTTCAAAACTTTAATTATCAGTTAAGCCCGCTGATGAAGATTGCCCAAAAAGGCGCTCAAGTTCTACGGACAACTGCATTAGTACAGCCATACTATTGGTATAAACAATTAGTAATTGACCCTATTCATGCATCGTTTGTCGGTGGAGTTGGTAATCTTACACCACTGCATTCGTTCACGGAGTTTGCCAAAATATTAACTAATACGTCTAAAGCAGTTCCTGTATTGCGTAGGCATGGTGTTATAGGGCCTGTCGATGTAATTCACGATGCTGATGCTGTTAAAGACCAGATAGGCTATGCAATGCAAGCCAAACCTATTAGTGTATCTAAATTAGCTCATGCGCTCACAAAGATACATGAGGCAGCTGACGCATCAACAAGAGCTGCGGCCTATAACAAGGCCTTGGCTATGGCTAAACAGCAGGGGTTAACTGGTGATGCTGCTGAGAACTTTGCGGTTAATAAAGCTAGAGAGTTAATCAACTTCTCAGTGCATGGGATTTCCTCATCAGTGAATACCATGCGGAATATGGTGCCATTCTTCTCAGCAGCATTGAACAGCTTAGATACTACGTATCGAGCAGCTACAGGGCATAACCTTAATGCTAAAGAAGCAGCTAAAGCTAGAGCAGATTTTAGAAACGCTACTGCCTTGACGTTCACCCTAACATCAATTTACACATTGATGATGCTCCAAGACCAAGACTATCTAGACGCTAAAGGAATTGATAAAGATGGTAACTGGCTAGTCCCATTGCCTGATGACGAAAATGGTCGGCATGGGTTTTTAAAAATACCTGCGCCTCACGAGATTGGATTCTTGTTCAAAACACTACCTGAACTATTAATCAGAGGCATGATGAATGACGCAACTACTAAGGAGATTCTGACGTCTATTGGAGAAGGCATATCAAGAAACACACCCCCTCTTATGCCTATGGCACAGATAGTAAAACCTACAGTAGATGTTACTAGAAACTACAATGCTTTGACTGGTGCCCCGATAGAGAGCACAGGTCAGCAACGGTTACCTGTTGAACGTCGTGGTGAAGCTTCAGCATCTGAGATAGCTAAATTTGCTAGTGATGATTTAAAAGCTAAAAACATTAACCTGTCACCTGCCAAAATAGACTACTTAATTCGTGGGTATTTTGCTGAATGGGGTGCTATGGGTTCAGCATTGGCAGACTCTATGATTCGCACTTACAAAGGTGAAGATAAAACACCTACTAAAGATTGGTTGAATTCTAAAGAAAACCCCATGCGGTCTATGTTCACCAATCCTATATCTTCCAGAAGCAAAGCTCAGTTATATGAACTATTTGAAAGCTCACAACAGATTGTTAATTCAGTTACAGATTACCAGAAACAAGGCAATGTAGAGAAAATAAAAGAGCTGATGGCTGATCCAGAAACTAAAAAACAATACGCCACTGCAGCGGGGATGAAAGCTTTTATAGATAAAGAAGCTGAGTTTAATAGACAAATTAAGATCATATCTAGTAGACCAGACACACCTGCTAATAGGGCATTGATTAAGTCTTTACAGCGTAAAAGTAATGATAATGCTAGTAAGGCTATAGCAGTTGCCAAAAAACTAGGACTGCCCTACTAAAATTAAGCCCCTGAAAAGGGGCTTTTTCTTATCTACTGTATTGGTGTATCTGGGATAAACCCTGTAATGTCTTCCATTATAAATTGCTCAACACGAACATTTACCGCGGTACGTCCAAACCCATACATTAATCTGCCTGCTGTAGAGCCTACGTACATACCCTCTGTTGTTAAGTTATCAATAAAGCCTTTATAGGGTAGCTGCTTCTTAGCACACCACTTGCGTAGCGCACTGCTAGCAATAGACAGAATTTTAGTATCTGCATCAAATCGCGCGAGAACTTCCCTAGAAGGCACCAATAACGGTGGTTGTTCAAGACCTTCAGAAAGATTTGCATATCCTACAAAAATACTTCCATTGCATTCATTCAAGAACTCACCGAGTGAATTCTCCCTACAATCACTTTCATCATGCAGTGCGGTAGTTACCTTGCCTATGTTAGCTAATGCCCAAGTGGTAATTTTCTTAACGTCTATATTATGTAAGTTACAACGATGAGCGATCTCTAACCCCGCAAGCGCTACAGCACAAGCTGCTGAATAGAACCTATGCTTTTGCGAGAAGTTAGCCTTTGTATCGAATTCACGACGAATGTCTCTAAACAACTCAATGCATTCTTCTTTATTGTTGATGATGTACTTAATAACTATTTCCCCAGCCATTCCATAATTGCTATACAGGTGGTCGGTAAAGATAGTGTCTGACTCGTCCTTCGTTAAGGTCTTATCATGGTCTACATAAATTTCCAGTACCCGCATCATCTCGCCCTCTGGTCTTGATTTGTAAGACATAAGAACATCGTAGATGCTGTTGTTACCTGAGGTTATGCAGGGTAGCTGCCATGTGGTGCGGTTCTTTCTTAATGCATTGTGCTGTGACTGCATACGGTCGCGGCCTTTACCTTGGGAAATCATATAGGCGATGTTGCCTATCTCTTCAGGTGTTAAGTCTGTAACCTCATCAATGCACATAGGCATATTCTTAATCACACCCATTGCTAACTGTCTGGCTAAAGGCTTGTCATCAAACGTCATTAAACCTGCTTCTGGATGCCCCCAGATGCTGTTAGCCATTAACTGGATAGTGGTCTTACCCACACCAGACTTTTCATTTGTCAGGTGCAAAATAAAACCTTTAATTCCAGAGAATCTAACTAAAGGCGAACCGAAGCTTACCCCTAAAGCAAACGCACGTGCTTCGTTGCCGGGCTTACCATACAGGTTAGCTATCTTAATCCACTCAGGCAAATGCCCTAGATGAGAATACTTTGGTGCGAACTCCGCTGTGCTTGTAGACGGTGGGCTGTATTTAACGCCATCCACACTAATCAGTCTTGTGCCTATAATGAATGACTCATCATCGTCGTGCCAACCGAACTGTGACCTAGCAATTTCAGCAACATCTGTGTTCTGTAGGCAGTGAACGTAGTGTGCCAGATATGCCATAATGCCTGTCATCTTAGCGTCCATAGCGGAAACCCCTTTAGATGCTAGAAGCGTACGTGCTTTATCTTTAGACAGAATATCCTGCAGTGGGGCAACAAACTCTTCTACACCATCTCTAGGCATATGCAGTTTAATAAGCGCCATTTCACCGTATTCTTCATCTTTCAGCCGTTTCTCAATATACAAATCATTTTCATAGATGAGTACATCGGTTTCCATCTGGTCACCCTCTGGATTATCCTTGGCTAGTGGAGACACTTTCTTCAAATATACACCGCCATTAACGCCTCTGAAATAAGGTTTAGGGTATGCAGGGATAATCAGGGTTGTTTCTTCACCAAGACCTTTATGCCTTACTGTAACGATATTGTCTTCTGGGGTAGCCTCTGGAACGTACACACCTAGCTTAATAGGTGAATTGATACCACCTTTATGGATACAAGTAAGGCATCGTTCCTCACCAAAAACCTTTTGGAACTCTTTGCATGTATGTGCCCCAGTTTTACATCCGTTGGCTTTTTGCTCTGTGGAATAAGGGTCATAGTCATCATGCTGGCGTGACATTAAATGAATAGCTTTATCACGGTCTTCGCAGTATTGAGGAACCGACAACGCAGAACGCCACATGGGTTCTGACATTTCATTTTGATGCGTGTACGCATAAACTAATTGGTGACAGCCGTTTCCTTTTAGGCTGAGCTTCATAATGCGCGAGAAGTTAGCAACAACACCTTTAGCTAAACGCTCAGTAATATCATCTTCTTCTTTAACCCCGAACGAATAAACTCCGGACGAACCTTCAAAGTTAATAGCGGTTTTTAACGCTGAGAACGCTATAGCCTCAGCAAACTCGATCACCTTTACTTCTTTCTTGTTAGTAGGTGACTTGTAATTAAATGTATCTGGCACCCGTAGGATTCTTGCTGCATCTGCAGTTACGCTAGGGTCTGCTTTCAAACCATGCAGTACGCAGGTTTGTTTTAAATGATCTGCGACTGGTTTCCAGTCGTTGTATGAAATCTCTTCGGTTAACACCCAATAGCAGTGCAAGCCATTACCTGAGTCTACGACAGTAGGGAAAGAAAGACCTAGCTCACTGCAAAATCTTTCGAGTTCACTTAAACCTGTCTCTTTATCTAAATAGTCTTTCTTCGGGCCACAATCTATATCAAGCCAAAACGACTTAAAATACTTGGCGTTCGTAGCAAGTCTGTTTTCATTAGTTCGAAACTTAGCGCATCCAAAATATATGTCGTACTCTTGAGCCGCTAACGTGCCGCAGTATGAGACTGCATCATCGAGATTATCGAAAAACCTAGACTGGGGTTGACCTCTTTTTAAGCCAAGTATGCAGTAATAACCCTGCTTGGCAGTGACGTGTTCTAAGAAATCGCGCTTATCCATAACCAACCCAAAATGGAGGGGTAAAAAAGGGCGGTACTAAGACCGCCCCACTTAATCAAAAAAGGGAGAGTATCTTAATCGTCCCACTCTTCCAATAAGCTATCAATATCGGCTGGTGCAGCTACTGCCTCTGCTTTTTTAGTTGTGGCTGCTTTCTTAGGTTCAGCCGGCGCTTCTTCCTTAACAAACTCAACTACGTCTTCATCTTTAGCTTTAGCTGCACTTGGTCTAGTTACTGCGGTTTGTGCTTTTGGCGCATCTGCTAAATCAATTGATGCAGGGTCAAAACTAATAGCGTTAATCGCTTCAATGGTTTTACCTTTCTCTTTAGCAAAGTAGTACTCTTCTTCTGTCAAAGGTCGTACTGCACGGAAAGTAATTTTTGGGGTAGATGAGCTAGTATCAAATCTAGCTTCTGTTACTACACCTGTCACCTGCACGCCATTCGCTTTCAAGAACTGAGCGTACGCTGTCAAAGGTAATTTGCCATTTTCGCCTGTACCAAATAGTGATTGGGCTGGTATAACTAGCTGGTATACGCTTGCTTCGTCACTTAAATCGTTTTCTAAAACAACAGCAAGCCTACGGCTATAACGGCAAGCACGAGCTCCATTAGCGCCAGAACCAGCAATATTTTGCGGGCATGCCGCGCATGTTGACGCTTGAGGATTTTTGATGGAAGCATCAGGTTTATCTCCGTTTAAGCTAGTGCAGTCTGGGCGAAGTGCTTCACCCTCTACAAAAGTTTTACCATAAAACGTACGGCTATTGTTAGGTGCAGCTGCAACGATAATCATATTCATCGCACGGTCTTCGTTCTGTGCTACTTCTTTACCGCTAACAATCATGCGCCATACAGAACCCCTAACTGAAATGCGTTTGTATGTAGACGAACCGCCTGCTAATGCACTGGTTGCATCATCTTGATCGTTACGCAAATAAGCTGGAACACTAGCACCGTTTGAAAATAAAGCTAATTGACTCATAAGTATTCTCCGTAAATTTCTGAAGTTTCTGTTTCTGTTTCTGGTTGGGTGGTAGAGCTGCGTGCTTCTAAGAAGGTGTCTACTTGTTCCTTAGAAAACCTAATGTGTCTACTACCCAGTCTTGTGCATTCCAGCTCGCCTGAACGAGTGTATCTGCGTATGGTTTCTACACTAACTTGTAAAAAGTTAGCCAGCTGCTCTGCTGTTAATAATTGCTCGGTCATCGTGCTCTCACTACTCTTATTGTGTATCGACTATCGGAGTTAAGCCCCTTTGGAACTTCTCCCTCGTTATCTGCCAAAAAGGTTTTTAAATTGCCTTGATGGATTCTTTGTTCAAGCAAATTAATTGCATTATGCTCTCTAATAAAGTCATACATAGACGACCAATCAGATGTCCAATACCGAGTGGTAACAGACCTAGATACAGTACCAGCAGATGTTTTCATACCATCCACACCTGTATCGCGACACATATCCAGTAACTTATTAGTTACGAGTTCTAATTGCTCCTTTAATCTATTGTCCTCTTTTTCATACTCCTGTTGCAACAAAGATCGTTTATCCCGTATCTTCACATACGTCGCTACTAGCTTATCTGCTGTAATTTCAGCCATGACTATCTCCTATAACTAAACACCACTTATACCGTGCGGGAACCGTACTACATATACTAACACAACTTAATACTAATTATCGACTTCTTCGTCTAGCATAGCGTCAAATAACGCATCTATAAAAGTAACAAACAGCGCTACCAAAGCCGCCACCCCAACTAACATAACCCCAAAAAATCTTAACACATGCATACGCCCTCCTGATTAAACCATCAAGTGAATACCACTACGACCACGTTTCCGCACTCCGACCTGTCCTTCTGTTACATTTCTAAGCTGCCTATGCGGCAGCACCTATGTGTTACAGGCAGTGGTATTCCTTCATAGTGCTTGTCTTTCCAAGCTGTCACCTATCGCGTGTAACTAAAGAACCTCGAGTAGGCAGGCCGTGTTTAGTTGATGGTAGCCGCTTCGCAGCTCTTACCTACACTTGGGTAGACCATCACGGCTGGCGACTATTCCGGTGCTAATCGACTCTCATGGTGTTCGTCTAGCTTACTAACCAATTCCTAGTGTCCGGTGCTTACGTTGTCTATAATCGCCATGCGTGATGGTGCTGGCCTTTAACATCGCCAGCGCGGATGTGATTATGCTCGGAATTGCTAAACCAACATAACCAAACACCAATCTTTGCCCAGAGGGTCTTTACTGCTCACCTTTTAACTCGCAGGATGAGGACTGCGTGGTGTTATTTTCAAGCTCAAGAACACTAATAGTCTGATGGCTACTAGACAGAATCTCAGTAGTCGAGCCACATCGTTCACCATTATAGCTGGTTACGTTGTCCAGCGGCTAAATCTCTGACAGTTTAGCCCGTTAATACAACCGCCATCGTGTGCATGGAAATCATTTAAAAAACCATACGAGGAGCAAGTTCACTATGTAAGACTTGGATAGCTTTGTATTCTCGGATTTTGTAGGCCAATAACCGATAACCGCCTGATAACACCCACAGGGCTAAAGCTCTAAAATATCTTTGTATAAGTCCATAATAGAATCCAACATTTTGCCTTTCTGTTCAAGGGCTTTATAGAATCTCTCTTCAACCGGACTACCTGTTAAATGCACAACTGTACATGGTGCGTCTTGTCCTGCCCTATGGATCCTATCGTTAGCTTGAATATATGTTTCGTAGCTCGTTGTAGGATTCCACCAAACAATTGTATTGGCTGCCGTTAATGTTACGCCATGACTGGCGCTTCGTGGCTGAATTATCAATACCCTTGGGTCAGGTGTAGTCTGGAACCTGTCAAAAATTTCTGTTCGTTTTGATACAGGCACTTTACCGTTAATGTTGTCTACTGTCAAACCCTTTTTTGTTAAGTAGTCATTTATCATATCAATATTGTGTCTAAACGTAGCAAACACAATAACTTTCTTGCTGGACTCTTCGATAATTTCCTCAAGCACACTTAGCCTGCTGCTACAGTCAAACTCAATAACCTCTTTGTTATCCGCATAGACTGTGCCTGATGCAATTTGCAGGAGCTTGCCCAGATTAACCGCGGCATTAACCGCACTAATATCTTCCCCCGCTGCTTGGATTAGCATCTCTTCTTTCAGTAATTTGTAGTATTTCTTTTGTTGAGCCGTCATAAGTACATCACGCGTAATATAAGTGCGTGGTGGTAAATCTAAACACTCTTCTTTCGTAAACCTAATCGCAGGTTGTAGTAGCTTATGTACATAGGCATTTGCCCCCGGCTTCGGGGTATATTTAAACCGCGTGATCTTGTACATAACCTCATCACGAAAGGCATTGAAGTATTTAGGTACTGAGTTAGGGTTCATCAGCTTGGCCAGCCCATACGCATCAAGTGGTGATTGAGACGCAGGAGATCCTGTTAAACCCCAAAGCCATGTATTAGCTGTTATGAGTTTATTCATCACTTTCCAGCGGGTAGTCTGAGGATTCTTGTAGGCGTTGTACTCATCTATGATAATCAAATCAAAGCCACCCTTAGCGATAGTATCAGCAACGGTTTCTACCCCATCAAAGTTAATCACTACAATGTCTGCTCCACTGTTGATAATATCAATGCGCTTTGTTTTTGCCCCGTGTGCCACATCTACAGTTCTATGCATAACACTCTTAAATGCATCACCACGCCATGCGGAACTCATAATGGATAGTGGGCAAACCACAAGAATGCGATTAATAATTCCATGTGTCATTAAGTAATCAGCAGCCCACAGGACACTACTTGTTTTGCCGCTGCCCATTTCGTTGAAACAATACGCGCGTTTATGTAACGTAAGAAACCCAGCTGTTTCCCGTTGGTGGTCATAGGGTTTATACAGCCCATGCCAAGGGTAGTCTTTCATAATGGGAGAGGGTATGTCTTTAATGCCGAGGTTTTTCAGCACCATACACTCTTCTAAACCCCAATGCACAACCACCTCAGATATATCACCTATCTGCCCTACTACTTTGCTTTTGGGTATAACTTCAGTAACCCTATCAGGTTTGCGCAGGCGCAGCTTGAGTGCTTTGTTATTTACGATTTCCATATTGCTCCAGTAACGCTGCTTAAGGCAGCGAATCTAAACGGTTTCTTCTGTTATTTCTTCAAGTACATCAAACAAAGCAGGGCGGTTCAAACTCTTGTCAAAATACCAAGACCGAATAGCTTGTTTACAGATCTTTCTTTCTCGTTTGGCTATAAGCAAAGCTAACGTAACAAAGCTATCGCTATGCCGTTCTATAATTGAATCAGGGATACCTGCTTCGTTAGCTAATCTAGTTACACCTCGTGTCGTTACACGCATTATTTTTTCCGGTCATATGTGCGCTTAGGCTTGTGATCGCTGTCACGAGCATAGCTTTGGTTTTTCTTAGAATCCCCAACGAAGTAACCGTCTGAGTTAGACCCACCTTTAGACAATGCTTTAACATGACATACGTCTTTGCCTTTACGGGCAACACCTTTCTTATCTAAAGTTCGTCTTGCTCGTTGTCTTTCCATTCGTGCTTCGTGGGCACCGGGTCTTGCTTTTTCTAATTTTGTTTCGTGAGCGTAATCGCGGTTTTCTTTCTTGATAGGCATGGCAGCTCCAGTTATTGCTTCCCGTTATGAGGACATGATAATACGTCACACCATTTCTTGCATAGCCCATTAGGTTTAGGGTTCCATACGTTAGTCTCGTATGATGCTTCTAGCTGTCTTAGTGGGGCATCAAGCTTTGCAAAAATATCAAATCGACGCTCAAAAGTGTAATCTTCTTTAACAAAGCTGTTACACACGACAAATAGCAATCCTGCTTTAATAGACTTAACTTCAGGATACATCAGGAATACAGCAGCAGCCATTAAAGCCAGCTGTTTAGTATCCGCATACTTCGCACTTTTGCCTGTTTTGTAGTCTAGGATACGTGCAGTATCCCCATTAATAATAACAAGGTCAGCTACTCCTCTGAACCATACGTCTGGTGCAAAGAAATCACAGGCTTCTAATTTACCATCGCGTCTAGCGATGCCTACTTTTAACTCACAATGCTTCTCACCGGGATAGGCATTAAGTTTATCTAGCAAAGGCTGAATAAATTTAAACTGGGTAGGGATGGGTTTACCATCCCTAATGTATTCCTCAGCGGCAAGATGCAGATCTTTGCCATATATAGTGGCCTCAGAATCAGTAAACTTAACTTCTTTTGTAACCTTCTCACCTTCATATTTTTTAGGGCAAGTGATGTACGTTGAAATTGAGCTGTAGCTCCACGCTGGAATAGAAGACATTGATACCCGTTCTTATTTAATTTTCCCCATTTTAAAATCCAAGCTAGGCCCGTAACCACCCTCTGCATCTAATGGAATATCTGGCATCCAAGCAGGGGGTATTCGTAACTGTTCAATCACAAAACGTAATACTGAATCAGCCTCATTTTCAGGGGCTAATAGATACACTGCGTCATGGATCGTAAGCAGGATACGATGTTTCTTTTCAATGCGTAGCATGGCTTCTGCAATAATACATCTGGCCATTGCTTGTGTCAGGCCTTGAAATACTTTGCTGCCATACAGTTTATCACGTTCGCGTCTATTTTTCAGAACCGACCATTCCATGCGTGGGCCTTTAGTAGTTTGAACTGCTGTTTGCTTTAAGTCTGGGTACCGCATATGCAGACCCGATGGCAACATCGCGCCTTCTGACCCATATACTTCAATGATATTGTCCCGTCCCATCCGCATATACTGATTATCACGTACTGCGTACAGTACCTGTTCACCTTGCTCCCATGTGTTTACTACGTGGGTGTACTCGTTTCGATATAGCTTAACCATACGTTTAGCTTCCGCTTCACCTATATCAATTCCACTCATTTGTTTAGTCTGTTGTCGTAATTTGTTGTGTCCTGTCCCGTAGATTAAACTGAGCTGACAATTTGAAACTAGCTTTCCACCCACAGTAAACCTGTGCCTAGGTCCAGCATTTAGTATGTCGTAGACTTTTCTAACCTTTCTTTTAGGTTGCGCCATCCCTTGCATTTGCTGTGCACGGAGTCCCAAGCTTGCGCTATTATCTGTTCCCCCGTTAACCCCATCCGTGTGTATTTGCATACTGTTGACGCCTGCACATAAGGATTTTCTTTCCACTGAGGCAGTGGTATTTGCACTCCCTTCCAACTCACATGTAAAGTATTCCGCCTGTTTGCTGTTTGCTCTTTCATCGAAGCAAATCTCAGATTTCCCGCTGCGTAATGCCCGTTGTTGTTTATCCGGTCTACTGTAAGATCTATCGAACAGCTTGGTAAAGTTTTCATATACAGCACACATTCCGCTACTGAACCAAACATAAACTGAATACCACGGGCTCCATAATTTTTGTATCCTTTGTCCTTTGGATTGGTGCATCGTTGATGCATTGCATTCGCTCGTTTCTGCAGTCTTTGTGTTAGATTGTCTTCTACCAGTAGATGTTGAGCTTGTCCATGTCGTTGTGTCAATGCACAACTGTGGCATTGTTTGCTCTTCCCTGACATTAAATTGTCCGAAGTTTGCCAAGCCTCTTTCCCACAAAGGCATCTCACCTGTATATGTGGTACTTGCCTCTTGCCTTTTCTGCATATATCTAGCGAGATTATCTCCCATGAGTGAAATCTCTTGCCCTTCATCTCCGGTGATAACGATTTGATAACCTTTATTGGCGGCTTCTTGGAACTCGCAGGTTGAACCATCTGATAAATATACGATATGGTCTGGTGTTGCTGTAAGGTGTTGGTATGTGATGACATCTCTTTCTCCTTGGAATATAAGCCCATCGTGGCTAACCCATTCTACCCCATCCCATACTTTATCATCTAATAAAACTGTTTCTATGGGTTTAAGCCCCTTATCAGTTAATACTAATTCACCCTCGGCTATACAAGTTTTACCCATAAACCGCTGTGAATCGGTTACTTCGGTATACCCTATGTTATAAACCTGTGAGGCAAAGTCTTTATACAAATCAACACCCCGTCCCAGCGCTGCTACCTTATCCATCTGGCCTCCAAATGCTAGGCCTAACCGTAATTCGATAGCTGATAAGTCAGCACCTACAATCACATAACCTTCAGGAGCGACAATTGCGCTTTTCAGTTTAGACTTGCGAGGAAGATTTTGTAGATTGACCGAATCCGTCGCACTCCACCTACCTGTTCTGGCTCCGTAATACAACAAAGGTACAGGTAATAAGCTACTTCTGTTGGGGCGTTCAGCAATTGCGATAAACCGCTGACTGCGGGTCTCTTCAAGTGTAGATTTAGTGCCCAGCCTAGCTGCAACAACCGCTTGTACCCTAGGGTCATCATGTTCAGCTAAAGCTTTAAATCCTTCATCAGTCTTGGCAAAGGCATAAGTCTCTACGCCTTTACTATTAAACTTCATCGGAGGTTCAACACCAAACATATCAAGCACTGAAGCAAACTTCTGGTTAGACATTAAGTCTTCTTTACTGACCCCGCAGTCTATTAGCAACTGTTCTTTTTGCTGCTGTACATCTGCTAAGTGAGCTTCTAATACATCTCTATCTAATAACAGCTGCGGGTCGGTGTACATCCTAATGGTTATATCAATTAGCTTTAATTCTGCTGTTGTGAACTTAGGACGCATTGCCATAAACAGTTTATACGTCAGCTCTACGTCATTGGTGCAATACCCAGCATATGCCTCGATTTCAGCTTCAGAGAAATCAGCTCTTCGCATACCAATAGCGTTATGTACTTCGATACCTTTCTTACCTAACTCATAATACTCGGCTAATGCAGCTAAACTACCACCTACTGATACTGCGTGTAACGCACGTGCCATACTCAGAGTACATACAATTGCCTTAGGGTGAATACCGAATCGCCAACCAAGAATAGCACCATCAAACATGGCATTGTGAGCAACAACCATACTATTAGCCCAATCAAACTGAGATAACCACTGCTTAGTAGCTTCAAAAGACCCAGTAAACCATTGGGTCTTCTCGTTATTTTTCTTTACAGCAATACCGATAGCTTCAAAGCGAAAGTCATTTACATATGCTTCCGTAGTCATCTTAGACAACGAGTATTCTTTTGAGTAAAAAGATTCAAAGTCGAGTGTTAGAAGGTTCATCAGAAATACCCCAAGGTATGAGCTGCCCACAATGCATTTGTGGTAATAAGCCCTGCAAACCAAAATCTTATAACCCTTCGCATCACTAAGATTTGCCCAACTGCTTGGCCTATTAAGTCTTTGTCCACCTCATCAATACAATTAGCAGACTCTCTGTAGCCTAACAAACACATAACTAATATGTGTGCTGGTATAGATGGGTCGTACCCAAGAGGTATTGTTTTGAAACCATCAGTCTCTTTCATCTTTTATCCCCTCTAAGTACTTATCTGCCATTTGTATTGCCACCTCTTCACTAATCAAAGCGGAAATATCTTCGCCTTTATGCCTAACCGCTTCTACCCAGCACTCCTCTGGGTTCCCCGGGTCTGACGAAGTCTGTGCCTCAGGTGCTTCATAATAAAAGTCTACGTCTAGCTCAATACCTTCAAATACGAAATTCATTTTTCATCTTCTCCAGAACTTGTTTAAGTTCATCTAAGTTATGCTCATTAACCACTAGCGATATACCACCCGCTTCTTTTATTCGATTCAACTCCCTATCTTGGAGTGCCGTTGTTTTGCCTTTTCCTGCTTTAGCTTCTATACCTATAAACTTACCGTTTAAACACCCTATGAAGTCTGGAACACCTATCTTGGAGTACATCCCACCAATAGGCATAAAGTAATAAACACCATATTCTTTTAATAGCTTGGTTATCTTATCTTTAACCAAGCCCTCTGGCGTTTTCGCCATAATGCCTCCTCTTGGACTCTAATGTCCGTTCAGTATTTAGCACTCTTGCGCAAACGGTGTGGTATAGCTTGGTTGGATAGGCTGTTTCAAATTGTTCTCCACAGTACCCGCAAGTTTTAGTCGTCTTAGGTTTTAAGTTTTTCCTAAGCAGTAGTCGTGCTTCATAAGATAGAGGCATTGGGTTCACCAAAAATAATCGGCGCGATACTTTGCAGTTGCCGTTCAATCTCTGCAGCTACATCACGCACTTCTTTCTGTGCATGTTTGGTATTTCTAAGTGCGATAAAGTCTTTCCATGCTTGGTAGTTACCAGCAACGTACAGCTCAGTTGCTTGTGCTTGGGGTAACCAGAACCGTGCATCTTGTTTAGACATTCCGGAACCGCGCAATTCGTTGTACAGCTCTCTGGCTTCTTGTTCAAACAAAATAATAGAGTCTTTCGCATCACTATTTAATTTATCAAACCCCGGCGGTCTTATGAGTTCCGCATCAGATTCATCACAATAGCGACTAGATCGTACAAGATAATCAAGATGCTTACTACGAGTAAGTTGAGCGAGGCATACTCTACTAATACCTTCAACTTTAAATACGACATGACCAAAGCGTAAAACACTAAGATGTCCGACACTAATAATATGAGCCAATCGAGTATCATCATTTCCTTCTCTCCCGTAGCATATTCCTGCCATACGACCCAAGTTTGACGGGTCTGTGTATTGTTCTAATGTAACTTTCATAAAATCCCTAAACTCCATCCAATTAACTTACCAACGACTATCCCCATCAGGGCCATGATGATGAAAAACATCGCAGTAACTCTACCTCGTAGGTGTACAACTAATCTACGTTCCTCCCATTTCCTTTCTTGTTCATCTTTGTACATGTCGTACATTAGTTTCTCTTGCGCTTTGTAATCATCAAGTAGCTGTTTAGCCTCTTCATACCGAACAAACTCACCTTGCTCTGACTCTTTCATGCGCCAAAAATGTTTTGTGCTGTATCTTTGCATCACCAATCCTCCGTTCCAACCGTATGTTTATTGTTTGCTTGTATCCGTCTCTTCCAACTCAGATGAGATTCTCTGTTACTTACCATCGGTACAAATTTTCTGCGATTCAATCGCGCCTCTGATAGCACTATGCATAACGTGCTGTTGGTTATCCTGTATTCTTTTCTAATCATTTGATCACTCCCAGCGTATGCAGTTCTCCAAGCTTTATTAAGAACAACGCTTGCTCTCTTGTCATGCGTGACGATCTCACCGCTAACGTATCGTTTTCATCGTAACCCAGTATGAGTACATCATTTAAGTTCATTTGCTTAGCATCATCTAATGCTTGCTCTACCGTGTAAGTAGTTGCTGCAGGTAGCTTAGTTACCTTCATTCATTTTCTCCTTTAGCTTTGGCGATTGCATTTAAAACGACTGATAATGCGGTTTGTTTATGACCTCTAATACTGTTTCTTTTCTAATCATTAATCGCCTCCGGTGGTGTGCAGGTATGTACCCAATCTGGGTTGCCTGATAATCGTTTTCCGCATCGTGGGCAGAAGTTAAACCTTACCGCTTGCTTTTGGTCTGCTTGTCTTTGTATTCCCGCACCTTCAACATGCTCTCGAAGTTTGCTTTCTCGTTGTCGTCCATCGCTTTCGGCAGTATGAACCCCTTCATCCAATTCGACCCTGTCTTCGGGGGCTTTTTTATTAAATATAGCTTCGTAATTTTCATCGAATCGTCTCTTGTTTGTTGGGCGTGGGGTGCTACCCTTGCCACCGTGTGTTTGACCTTTCATCGTTTAAACTCCTCTATCTCTTCGTTGCTTAACGGGGTTACGTAGCGCCAATACAAAACTCCAATCCCAAATTCTAAATGTGTTTCATCAGGGCCAAACCATTTGCGTTCAACAATCTCGCGAACTGATGTAACGATTCTTAATTTTTTATTGCTATCACTTATGCTGTCGCTCACCCAACATAAGACGCCTTGCTTGGGTATATTTTTCCACCAAAGACTTTGCGTTTGCCCTTTCATCCCGTCATCGGCTTGCCTGTCAGAACTTTTCTGTAACCCCATTGGACAGCTACTTAACGCAAATGCATCAGTGAGCTGTGTGATTTTACTCTCCAGTCTATCAAACCGTTTATTCAATTCACTTGGTGATTCCTTGGGTTCATGGTTAATCAAGTAAGCTATGATCGCTCTAATTGTGGTTGTATGCTCGTCCAGCCAACCATACTTTCCTAAAAAGTCAGACAAAACTTTTTCAGCACCCGCAATCAACTCTCTTTCAATAGGTCTGCTATATTCAGATAATTGTTTATGACCAGCATCGCTGCGTATCAATACATCGTTAACCATTACTTTATCCTCCCCGTTTCTTTAATTTGTTTCTCAGCCTCGCGTCTTATTGCAACGGCTTCCTCTAATGTCTTAAACGTACCTAAGTTGTAGTCGATACTCTTATATTTAATACGCGCTGTGTACACTCCATGTGGTCTGAGTTGTACACCCTTCGGCAAACCTTTTTTAACTGCTGAGACAGCATTACTTAACTTGCCGTTAACCCTGAGTTCTTCTTCAGCCGCAACTCGGGCATCAATAGCTTTACTTAACGATTCGAATGACCCAAGGTTGTACTCGACCTTGTTAAACTTAATCTTCACCCTATAGGTTTCATGTGGCGTTTTATGCACCCCAGTCGGTAATCCATTAGCGCCAATCACAGCAAGTCTAACGCGTCCTTTAGACCCTGTATCAGTAGGTTTCATCGACCACTCAGACTCAATCGTCATCCGTGTTGTCTTTGGTTTGTTACGCTTAGCTAGTACCAACATCGCTTCGCGCTTAGCCTGTGCCGCTTGTGTTAAGTATGCACCTTTTAAAAACGTCGATGCCATTTTATTGAAGGTTGGTTTAGCATCGCCTTGGTTCGGATATACACCGTGCTTATCGAAGTACCGCTCTGCCGCTATCAATGCCACTACGTTATGATCTAGCATGAACTCTTCATACTCACGTTTACTAAATAGTGCAGGTTGTGTACCTGATGTAACTACGACAGGTTCTGGCGCTCCGATACGCTTTCTAAATGCACGGAGGGTTGTATAAGGAAGCTTGAGTAACTCAGCGGCTTCTGCGTAAGTGATACGATCAGTCATCGTTTAAAAGCCTCGATTTCTTCGTTGGTTAAAGGTATCCATCTTCGTGGATTATTTGTTGCCGTTATTCGGACAATATTATCGAAAACATCTTTAACCAAAACCCCACGCTCCGGTATGTTTTCCCACCAGTTTGGTTCGACTTCCTTAATGCGAAACACCCACTCACTAGCACCAAAGTCAGGGCAGTCTTCATCTGCCCATGCTGCATCTTCGTCCCAAAGTAATTTAGCTTGAATAGTTTTGCCATTAGCATAGGCCACTATCTCGTCATACCATTTGTGTTTAGCCATTGTTCTCTCCTACCTCTGATGTTTAATTAACGGTTGCTGTCCTTCGTCCAGCTCCCACGGATACCTCGTGCCACAGTCGATGCACCACTTCATTCTCAAAGAATAAAATAGCCCCATCCCGACCTTGCATTTAGGGCATATGTTTTTTGGGTTCATGTTTGCTCTCCATCTTAGGTAAGTTATCTACCCACTCATCAACCCAGTAGATAGCATATAAGGCGGATAGCCAAAACACTAAAAGCAATCCGTTCATTACGTTATTCATCTCATTCTCCAACCCCTTCAGGGAGCGACTCTTAATAAAATACTAGATGTCCTGATTTAATCAGTCTTTTAGGTGTTGCATACCTACGCAACATTTTCTTCTCGTTGAAGTACATATAACCAGTAAGCGTAGGCTTACGAATCTCTCTCACAGCTAGAACCTCGAAGGGTTTCAGCGAATCTTTAGCAACTGCGTTTGGTTTTTTGTCCCAGTACCACGAGTAGGCTCTTGGCTTTCTCATACTACTACATAGGGATACTTGCTCCTGCTTGGCGCGTTCGATGGCTACTGATGCAACATACCGTTGCGTGATTACAGGTTCGCCTCGACTTTCAAAAAACACTATCATCGCCAGACAGGTAGCGGACATCATCCGTTACCTCTACACATCATTACCTCACATAATACCTTTTAATACTGCCTGTTTTAAACTGACACATGGTCGCAGTTTAACACGCTTGCTTGGCGGTATGTCAATCGGTTCGTTGGTATTTAAGTCTCTGCCTTTCTTAGCAGGGGTATCAAGCACGAGGATAGTACCTATATCTTTAATGGATACATTACGTCCTTTTGATAGTGACTCAACAATCATATCGGTGTACCTGTCCAGTATATGCTCTATCTGGCGCTGTGCTACGCCTGTCTGTTCACTGAGCTTCTTCGTTATCTCTCTGTGTGCTAGCGGGCTCATTGTATTCTCCTAATTGTCGTTTCCAGTTTTCATATGCGGTCTTAGGACTCTTGGCAATGCCTGACCTATTTCGCCCCTTGCACCACCAGTAGCCCTGTTGTTTAGTCAGTCTCGGTTTCATCAGCTCCAAACCATAATAAAAATATCAAGCAACATATTGCATGAGCAGCATGGGGCAAACCACTATCACTATCACGCCAGTTACCTTCGGCTATTTCATTTAAATGGCGGTATGCTGCAGCTACATAGCGACGTCGAGCTTGTGGTACTTTTTTCCAATTGTCACGGTCGTACTTTTTTGCGCCGAACATCAAGACTTTTACTACCTCATCCATCGGTTTCCACGGGACTAGCGAGTAGTCCAACTTATCGCTGTCAAACTTCTTACCTTCACTCATCGTTTGCCCCATATATCTTCAAGTGCTACTCGCCTAGCATCCGTGGTTAACATTCCCTTTGTGCTTATTAACTCCCATACCTTGTCACAGAAGTCATCGACCTGTGTGTTTGTTGGTTTAATCTTTTTAGCATCTAGCCTAGCGTATAGCCAGTTTTCATCTTCGTCTGCTTGATTGGCTTGTTCAGCCATACTGCCTCCTACGTAGTAACCAAAAAAATGCCCGCCTAACTTCGACGGGCTAGCGGAGTTTACACATGATGTGTTATTGAGCGCGATGGCATTATGTCATCACGCGAAAATCTAAAGAAGAAACCCGTTCCTCTAATATGTATAGACGTAGAACACCGTATCACTTATCTTAACGCCAACAGAATTCTCCTCAAACTCTGTGATTTTTTCTTGTAAGTATTTTAGCCTATCTCGTAGCCAATAGGGAAGCTTACGTTGAGCGCATCGAATTGCGGGGATACTGTAATCTACAAAACTTAAAGATAGATAGCCATCGTCATCTATCTCAACCCTTATCCTATCTACATCGGGAAGCTCGACCTTCCTATAGTCGAGCATATTTATAATTGCCCCCATCAGACACCATATGCCTCATGTTTAATGAGGTCTAGCATAAGTCTATCTGCCCTTTGGTTCTCATCAATTGCATCAAGTGCGGCATCTAGTATCTTTACAAGGTAATCTCTATTTAGCATAGGCAGTATGTCAACACCACGCAGGTAGATAGCATTAAGGTCTACACTTTTTAAGGTCTCGACGTCTTTGTAGTAATCAACGTCATACTCAATATCATTTATCACTACTGTAATAATCATTAGCAGCCCCTTGCTCTAACTAGAGTGGATACAATCAAAGCGATAAATGCTAGCCCTGATGTAATACGCAACACCCATAACTCATTGCGTAATGCCTTAGCTTCATCGACCATACGGTTGAGTGCTTCGCTTCTGGCCTTAGCTTCAGCGTCTATTATCTGTTGTATTTTCATCATAGCTCCTCCTCGCTTACTACGTAGGAATCATATTCATTCTTGTATTGATGCAAGTCAGCCAATGTCAGGCCATACTCTTGTAATAGTTCGGACACAACCCACGGGTTGTCATACACAAAGTCCTCTATATCATTAGACTCATTACGCGCAGGTATCCCACCCCACTTAACAGATCCACCTCCGTACCATCTGTCGTCATAGTCAACTTTCTTAGTGTCACGCTCAGCAGGTAACGCTGCCCAGTCCATTGCGATACAGGCATCGACTAACAATTCAAGAAACGACAAATCTTGACGCTCATTCTTAGTATGCTGGTCGTAATACCCTACGCTGAGATTGATACACTCTGGCACAGTCTCGAAGAACGAATAGCTGTCAGTAAACGAACCTGTCGGATCTTTCTTATAGGGTAAGGCAAACGATTCTATGAAGGCATCAGCAAACGCATCGCTACACCCACGCTCAGACATCTGGTGCGTAATGAGATTGTCAGTACCCTTACGGTCGAACGACACGCAGTGCTTGATATGCGTAGGCATCGTATATGCTGATGACCCGATACGACCCTGCTCTTCAGTAGCAAAGAATACATACAACCCCGGCACTTGCACCTGAATCATGCGAATCATCACATACATACCTGACCCACAGTCAGCACCGAGTACCCCACCACCTACGACTGACACGGTGTTGTTCTTGATAGCTAATATGTTAGTGCCTAGCTTGTTATCGACTGTGTCTGTATGCGCTGTGAAGCAAGTAACCCCGCCTAGGTCTACGGTGACATTGTTATGCTCGTCTACTACGTAGGAAACGCGCAGTTCTTTAAGCAATGTTGTTGTTACAGCAAGGTTCTGCTGTGGGTTATTAGTCGGACGTTTAGTCTCAAGAATTGTTTTTAATATTGGGTTCATGCTGCTTGCTCCTGTTCAGCCGCGGCTCTACGGTCACGTTCGTCTATGGATATATACTCTAGGGTCTCTGGGTCATACACAAAATACGTACCCTCCTCACTGTCCGGGTAATACGTATCCTCATCTTCTATATACACAACGTCGTCGCTGTTATGCCACTCATCGTCAAAATCTAAATAGATATAGCCCGCATCATGCGCCGCATTGCTGTCTCTAACCCAGACAGCGGCACACTCTATATAGATGAAGTTATTCTCTGCATGGTCACGAGTGTAAGTCTCGCTACCCCGTCTAGTACCCATATAAACACTAACTGTATTGTGGTGGTAGCAATGTGAACATACCGAACGCTCTTCCCCGTCTAGCCAGTACATATCATCTGGGTCGACCATGTCCCCGCAACACTCGCACTCTTGGCGCTCTGTACCGTCCACGTCGATATAGCCTTCCTCGTATTTGTTGGCATCGTACTCACCACCATTACGAATTACTACGTAGGAATCAAACACATCTACCTGCGTACAACACGCACCGCTACGATCTAAGTGACGCTTATAGTCTATATAAGGCATGAGTAATTCTGCATCGCAGATGTCGTTATCGTATAGGTCAATCTCACTACGCGGTGTACTGCCTTGGTAAAACTTAATCTTTCGTATCTTAGCGCCACATAACGAGGCATGTACAAACCCAGCATTATCTAATGCTACCTTCATTTTCTCCCATTGCCCGTATATCATCGGGTAGTGTTTATTGTGTTTGTTATAGAGCGCACGAGCAACAGGTTTACCCTCACAAAACAACACAGCCAACTCAATATCTGAGTCGTGATACACCATGAGCGGGTGGACATTTCCCCAATTATCCTTTGACATACAGGACGACACAATGCCGTCATAGTCTAGCCTTTCATAGATCAGCAGCATATCTGACCAGTCACTAAAGAACTTAAGCTCAGCAGGTGCCATGATAGCGGCTTTCTGTCTAACCCAATCGTCAGACATTGTGGGAAAGTACTTACGCAAGAACCTACCGGGCTTTATTTGTTGTGCTTTGTCATTGATGATATGCCTATCGGTTGGGTAGTATGCAATTAGGTTGTGGTCTTGGGTACTACGATGAGCGCCTAGCTTAGGGATTGTAGGAAACCCATCAGGTAGTGGTTGATACTCGCCTGACTTGATACGCTCTGCCACCCTACGCTCTGCTAAACCTTCCCAGTTTGCTATTCTATTGGTAGTGGTGGCAGGACTATTGAACCTGTGCATGACACCGTTTACAAGCACACCGCGGTTACGCTGGTGCTGTGGTTTTTCATAGCGAAACGTACGTTTCGCATAGTCGTTGTAGTATCTAAGTAACTCTGCTTCAGAGTAGCGCTCCAATAAGCGCTCTATCTCACTATCTGAACCACCTGCCACATTGTACAGCCAGTAAGCGGGGGTGTGCTTGATGTCTACATCAACTCTATTTCTGATTAATTCTTTTATCATGGCCATCTCCGGTTGTCTGCCTACTACGTAGTAGGCAGAGGGGGGTTTAATTATTATTTTTGTTCTGTTGGTAGCTTCTCAATATAAGTAGCATCAATAATGCCACCGCGATTGACAATTACTGGGTGTGCAAATGGTTCAATTTCATTGAACTCGCACGACTTTAAAGCATTAGAGAATCTGCCGGTGTCTGGAATCCAGCACGCGTCTTCCAACACGAGTTCATTGTCATAGACAGCCGCTACACGGCCTGTCAAATAAACTGTTGCTGTTCTGATTAAAAGTTGTGAACCTGCTTGATATGCTGATTGATTTAACATTTGTATCTCCGATTGTGCCTACTACGTAGTAGGCAGATTAATAAACTAATGGGTTAAGCCCACGACTCTGTATTACATTATACTCTTTTATGTGAGTTTGTCAAGCAGACCTAGACCTAGACCTAGACCAAGACTCAGACCCAGACCCAGACCCAGACCTAGACCAAGACCAAGACACATTGTTTTGTGATAGTGAGCTTATGTGCATTATGTTCCCCCAGACC